TATTGCAAATACTATAATTTATGCAAATGGTCCATTTCATTGTTTTGTTAAAATGCACGAAATAGCTAAAAAGATTCATCCACAATTGGATGAAATGCTCTCTTGTTTTATATGTTCTGGGTGGTGGTTAGGATTTGGAATGTCAGCGCTTAATTTATGGATATTACCAAGTGTAATATTAACACCAATGATTATGATTGGTTTGCCATTAGAATATTGGTATGTAACAATATTTTTAGATGGAGCGTTTGTTAGTAGTAGTAATTGGCTAATAAATACACTACAAGAAGCGTTAGAAAGGAGTAATAACAATGGATAGTGAATATAACAGAGAAGTGACTACTTACGAAAGTGAGAAGAGAATGGACGCATTGGCTCTTAAAGGACTGCAATGGAATATTGCAGAACAGTTAAATGGTTCAATGGGAAAGGATATGCATGATGTGTTAACTGGAAAAAAGAAAGTTGAACTAACATTTTGGCAAAAATTTAAACATAAGATAGATTGTTTTTTGAATTTATTTAATTAAGGTTATGGAAGAAAATTTTAAGTTTGGAACAATGAGCATTTTTGAACTTGGTCAAATGGTTTCCTCAAGACTTAAGGAGGATGGGGTTGCTCAACAATCCAAACTGTACATCTATCTTAATGATGAGGAATTTAAAAGAGTTGACGAAGATTTGTTCTATAGGAATAGAATAAATGCTGAAGATAAATTTATACCATCAGAAGGAGAAATAAACATCAACTTTGGTGGAGTTATGATAATTGTTAAAAACACAGATTATGAACGTAGTAAAGACTAATATTGATGGCGTTGTGATTATAGAACCAAAGATTTTTAAAGATGAAAGAGGATATTTCCTTGAATCATTCTCACAAAGAGACTTTGAAGAAAAGGTTGGAAAAATCAATTTTGTTCAAGACAATGAAAGCAAATCATCATACGGTGTCATGAGAGGCTTACATTTCCAAAAACCACCATATTCACAATCAAAACTTGTAAGATGCGTGAAGGGAAAGGTATTAGATGTTGCAGTTGACTTAAGAAAAGGTAGTCCAACATATGGAGAACACGTATCAGTACTTCTTACAGAAGATAATCATAGACAATTCTTCATTCCAAAGGGATTTGCACACGGTTTTGCAGTGTTGTCAGATGAGGCTGTGTTCCAATACAAGTGTGATGAGTTTTATCATCCAGAAGTGGATGGTGGAATCAATATATTGGATGAATCATTGGGGATTGATTGGCAAATACCATTGAATGAGGCAATCTTGTCAGAAAAGGACAAGAACCATCCAATGTTAAAGGATTTTGATACACCATTTAAGTTATAGAATGTTAAAAGTTGAATTGATATTTTATCAGTTCAACTTTTTTTTGTATATTTGCAAAAAAAATCAATTCAATATGGAAGTTATTAAAGAAAAACGTAAAGGATTTGCAAATTTTAGAGAAATAGAGTATTATAGATACAAGCTAATTTCAGATGATGAAAAAGTTTTGTGTTCTATAGATGCAGATGTAGAAACAATTGAAGATAAAACAAAATACATCAATGAATATAAAGATAAAAAAGTAATATATCTAAACACATTTAGCACAACAGATGGAAATAGAAACAAAGGTTATGGGCGGTATCTATTAAATGATGTCATCAGACGTTTTAAAGGTAAATACGATTTAATACACTTAAATGCTTGCCCATATCACCATCCTTCTCCATTTTGGACTATTTATAAAGCCCCTAAAGATGGTTTAAAGACAAAAAGACTAGTAGAATTTTATAAAACATTTGGCTTCAAGAAACTTCGAACAAAATATTGTGATGGACATAGTGAAGTTGTAATGGTTTTAATGTAATCATATTTATCCACATGAATCTTTTTTGCTCGTTCTACGAACTGTTCTGTAGTTAATCTCTTTCTATTCATAATTCTTTCCTTTTATTATAAAAAGTGTCTATAACCAAAAAATCACTTATTTAAGTGCAATTTATTTTTTTATAATTCTTCATTCAATCTCTAGTAGATTTTCGTGTGATTTTCTTTTTATTCCAACCAGTCATATCCATTATTCTCTGTATCCATTCACCTTTATATTTGCTGTGCAATAAATCCCCCATAAATAGCACATATTTACACTTAGCCTTGCTAGCGTATGTTTCAAGCAAGTTGTAGAATCTTACAGAATCACTCTTATTCTTGCACATAATCATTTCAAGTTTACCATTACAATCAATTAATACCTTGTTATGATATACTTGTATGGTTTTGAACATATACTTGTTCTTTGAATCATTTAATATAAAATTCTCAAATATCCATTCAAATGTTTTTCTTTGAAGTCGTGGATGATAACCATATACCCAAAAGGTTTCTTCAATTTCATATGGCGCACGGTCAATTACCATCCAGTTATCCTCATCAGTTTGATAATTGACAAATTCACCAGTATCAGTCCTAACCTTATTTACCTTACCTTCAAATTCATCCCTACACTTTATAATAACGATTTCATGCTCAGATGGCTTCATAATATGTTCAAGATTGTTATATCTCATTGGAAATATAACCTTCTTGTTCTCCTTTAATATATCATTGAATTTCTTATATATTTCCTTTTCAGTCTTTGCACTGCAAATCGTTTCTTTCATCTTTCCATGATTGGTGTGAATGATAGAATATATCTTAACCTTATTCCTTTTTTTTGCCCTTTTTATCCTTGCCATACATAAAATTTAATGTTTTTTGAAAATAATTCAATAAATACTTGTTTTTTAACATTTTTTTATATATCTTTGCATAAAAAGGAATAATATGGAAAAATACATCCTATGCAGATTTGAAAATGATTTGGAAATACCAATAATGAGAACTACAAGTCTTGAATCAGCAAGAAAACAAGGTGAACAATTTAAAAATGGTTATGCCATTTATGAAACAAAATTAGTGGAATATGGAACTTAAAGTAGGAGATATAGTTGAATACATCGATGACTGGAAACCAAATCGTCAATGGTACTTATATTCCATTCAAAAAGGTGGACTATGCACTATTATAGTTATTAGAGATGGTAAATATACCCACGAAAAACAAGGACAAGAGTATATTAATGCAAATATTGTAAACCTAAATATTGAAAAAATAAAACCTATAAAATAAAGAAAGTTATGAAATTTTTTGAAACGTCAGCAGACATTGCAGAACTTGCACAAGATAAGTTCGAACAAACAAATTTACCTCAAATGGGTATTAACCTCAAGGTAATGTCAGTAACAAAGGCTAAAAATGTACTTAAAGTTGCAAAAGCAGGAGCTACCGTACAATATCTTACACAGAAAGATGCATTCTTAATTATCTATGAGGAAGCATTTGATAGACTAAGCAAGGAAATGCAAGATAGACTTATGGAAGGTGCTATTTCTAATATTTCCTATGATAGTGAAAAGGATAAGTTAAATGTTGAAGGTGATATTGCAAAGGAAATGTTCAGAATGCGTAGAAAGTATGAAAACTACGTTGATATGATGGAAGCCTCATATGCCGTAATTGAACAGATTGAAGACGAGGAAAAGAGACGCAAGGAAGAGGAAAAACTAAGGAAAGCAGAGGAAAAGGCTGCAAAGAAAAGAAACAAGTAACGTATGAGCAAAAGAATATCAGAAGCAAGAATCCAAAGGCTTAAGAATAAAAAACTTAGGGAAAAGGCTAAGTTGATGGTATTGAAAGAATACCCTAAACTTAAAGAAGATGAAGAACTTAGAAAGAAAACCTTTGAGGCAATCGATAATGCAAACGTAGCGGTAGACTCTAGTGGAAAAATACAAATTCTATTTGAACAAGATAATAACGATTTAAATAAATTAAATTAAAGCAATGAGAAATGATTATATTCATATCACAATGGTGATAGATAAGAGTGGTAGTATGTATACATCTAAAGAAGATGTAGTAGGCGGTGTTAAAAAAATCATCGATGAACAAAAAGCAAATAAGGAAGGTAAATGCACAGTTTCACTTTATACATTCAGTGATAGAGTAGATGAGGTGTTTGTTGGAAAGGACGTAAACGATATTGAGGAATTTAAGTATAACCCAGATGGAATGACAGCCATGAACGATGGATTGGGAGTAGCCATCGATAATACAGGAAAATGGCTTGCAGCAATGCGAGAGGAAGACAGACCAGGAAAGGTTCTAGTTGCTGTGTTCACAGATGGTAAGGAAAACGCATCAAGAGAATATACATTGAAGCAAGTACAAGATAAAATTAAACTTCAAACTGAGACATATTCTTGGGAGTTCCTATACATAGGCTGTGATATCACAACTACAAAGGCCGCTGATGATTTGGGATTCAAGTATAGGAGCTACAGTTCAAGAAGCAAACTTGGTGGAAACTATGACATGATTAATTGTGTAACAACATCATACAGAAAGTTAGCATCCGCTGGAGCTACAATGGATTCACTTAATGAGACATTTGCGCTTAATTTGGATGCAGCAGCAACCAAGAATACACTTGACTTTGAAAAGGAAATTGGAAAGAAATTGACAAATGAGTAAGCCTATTAAAAGGGGACTAACTAACTATTAGTCCCCTAAATAAAAAAAACTTAATCAAAATTAATCATTTTTATTCATTTTAATGATACTATATGGCAAGGCTTGAATTTTCAAACAAGGTAAATAAACGTAATGGTATTCGCATTACGCCAATAGACCCTAATGAACGAATTGGTATAACACCATTAGAATGGTCACGAGAATCACTAAAAGAGCAGTTAAATCAGTTTATTGGAGAACCAAATACAGAGATTACTAGAGCTGCAATACAAAGTATATTGTGTAGATATAACTTTGTTTATAATGAACACTTAACAATAGAAGACTTAAATATTTTTTAAAAGATATGGAAATAATAGAAGATTTTAGGAAGTTTGCAATTGATAAGGCAAACATTTCACCATCAGTTATTGATGATAAGATTAAGGACATGGTATACCCAACCATCATTGAAGAGCGAGATTCTGCTATGCGAGTCAGTGAGATGAACGTCTTCTCGCGCTTGATTCAAGACAGAATACTATTTTTGAGTGGACAAGTTGATAGTATCTCAATGGATACAATGGTTGCACAGATGTTGTATCTAAATTCAGTTGATAATAGAGATATTAGTTTATACATCAATTCTCCTGGAGGAGATGTTTTGGCTGGTCTTTCATTAATTGATACGATGAATTTTATTGAGTCTGATGTATCAACTACTTGTTTGGGTATGGCAGCATCAATGGGTGCAGTATTACTTTCTTGTGGAACAAAAGGTAAGAGGTTCGTTTTACCACATAGCAGAGTGATGATACATCAAGTGAGCAGTGGGATGCAAGGAGTTTTGAAGGATATGGAGATTGAACTTGAACAAACAAGACGATGCAAGAAGGATTTATATGAGATACTTGCAAAGAATACCAATAAACCTTTTGAACAAATAGAACACGATTGTGATAGAAACTATTGGCTGTTAGGACAAGAGTCTGTAGATTACGGATTGGCAGATTCAGTACTTGTTAAGAAGTCTTAAACATTTGTTTTTCTCAATATTTTTCTATATATTTGCAATGTATGAGAAAGAATAAAGTATTTACACCGCCCCATGACTATGATAACAGTAGGTACACCATAGATGGGGTGTATCCATTAAATGTGTTTCTTGGAGGAACTATAGACGATGGAGAAAGTTTGGATTGGCAGAGTGAGTTAATTCGTGAGTTGGATGAAAAGGATATAGTTCATCCAATCATGATTTATAACCCAAGGCGTGCTGAATGGAATAAGGATGCTGACAAAGATGAATTAAAGAAACAAATTGATTGGGAATTATATCATCTTGAACGTGCTGACCTTATTGCTATGAATATATTGCCAAATTCAAAGTCACCAATATCATTGTTGGAATTGGGCTTATTTGCGAAGGATAAGAAAATGATTGTCTTTTGCAATGAAAATTTCTATAGGTATGAAAATGTAAGAATAGTGTGTCAAAGTTATGGAATACCATTATTCAATACAAATGATATATTGGTAATTAAAAATGAAATCTTGAAATATGCTTGTTTCGACAAAAATTACATCTACAGAAATTACTTGAAAGTCACATGAAAATTGAATTAGGACTCACTGGATTATATCAACGATATTTAGAAAAATATGAACAATTACCATTATATTATTGTCATAGGCGTTTTCAGTATAACTGCATTGAAGGCGGGGTTATTTTTCTTAAAACCGTACACAAAGGTTTTTACAGATGTGAAGAAACTGAAAATGGGAACATAAAGGTATATGATACATATGTTGGTATAACGCTACAAAAAGACAATTTTGATTATTTTTTGAGAAACCAAATAAATTAAGATTATTTTTATATAAACATCATTTATGGCCATAAATTTCAGAAAATTTACAGTAAAAGAAAAAAGTTCATTTCCGTATTGGGTATGGCACTGGTTTGCTTTTAATTATACGGCTTGGAAACTAGGTGTATGGAAGCCAAAATGGTTATTGCATGACATTGAAAAACCTTGGCTTAAACTCATTTGGGGAGATTACCAGCGTGTTAGAATGTGGCATAAACACCATAACAGTCATCATGTAATGTATGGTAGAAGTCATGGATACAATAAGGTAGATTGGCTTGGAGCTGTAATTGATTGGGAATGTAGCCATCTTACAAAATGCGTGGCAGAACGCAATGGTAGGGAAGAAGTTGATTATCTTGTAAGTGACCATTCTAAGTATACAAAGGATGAAAGAGAGGAAATAAGAAAGAATTGTTATCCAATATTAGATTATTTAGGTTTATGAGTAAAGTTTGTGAACATTATGGAGAATGCAAAACTTGTACGCATTTTGAGAACATGGGAATAGTCAACTTTCACATCGGAACTGGATATGATGGTCGTTGTAAGGTCGATGGTCATGACACAGATAGTTTTGTGAAATGTAAAATTGGGGAATATAATCAGAAATGAGCATTTGGAAGACACTGAGGAATGAGAAGCCAGATTGTAGACGTGGTAGAATATTAGTTTTAACACGTGGAAACAAGGTAGAATCTGCTTGGTGGGTGGATGGCAAGTTTTATAGCAATAGAGGACTTGTAAAGCCAATATGCTATAAACGTTGGTGCTATGAGAGCGAGTTAGCTAAAGAAATATTGGAAAATATTGATAAATCTTGATTCTTTTTTCAAAAGATGTTATATTTATTAGAGAAATAGTATAAATATAGGCAATGAAGAAGATAATAAGATTAACTGAGTCAGATTTGCACAATCTAGTCCAACGTAGTGTTGCAATGGTGCTGCAAGAACAACAAGATAACAACTTGCTCTTGCAATCTATCGCCCAATCTGTAGCCAAAAAAGGACGATTGGATGTAATTCTTGGAGAAAATGATACAGATATTGAATTGCAAGGTGGTAGATTTGCTAATATAACATTTGAAGTTATAGGAGACCCATACATGAAAAGAGGTATGAGAAGTAACAGCTATGATGTGCCAGATGACCCAGATGAAATAATAGATAATCCAACAATTGAAGTTGGAAGTATTGAATACTGCAACAATGATGGACGCTGCATTCCAATACATGACAATGGAATTGTTAAGAAAGCTTTAGAAAGCATAATGGAAATTAATTATAATCCATTAGATATTCCAAGCGAAGAGGATTATTATTATACAGAAGAATAATAACGTTATTAAATAAGAAAAATATTATGGCATGCGGTTGTAAAAATAAACAGAACAATACTGCTGCAACACAAGCAGTACAGAGACCAAGTAACCCACTTAACAACGGAAGCGTTGGAGGTACTATTAGAAGAACAGAAAAACGAATAATTCGTTAATTCTTATTAAATAATTTGGTTATTTGAATTTTTTTTCATATCTTTGCATTACGAATTGGGTAAATACTAGTTTGTAATGCAATTTTTTTTCCGAGGGAGGGATTGGATGGCATGACCTTTCTGACGAAGGAATGCTGAAGGAGAAGAGACGTTGGTCAGACAATATGGTAGCCTCTTCGTGTAGGAAAAATATATTATATGGCTCTGTGGCGCAAATGGTTGAGACGCAATACACTCAAAATGTATAAGGCATTTGCCTTGTGATGGTTCGACTCCATTCAGAGCTACAAACTATTTGCCCTTGTGGTGGAATTGGCAGACACGCTAGACCAAGGATCTAGTGCCGTAAGGCTTGAGAGTCCGAGTCTCTCCGAGGGTACAAAATTTACTAGAGAAACAAATACGTAAGTATCTGTAGACCAAGCGGTTCGGTGTGGCGGTCGCACGTCTGGATTTGGCCCAGGAAGTGGGGTTTCGACTACCTCAATCGCTACAAAAAATCATAAAGAATGTCTAATGGAAATAAACAAAATACTCCAAAGAAGTATTGGAATAAATTGGGGAAGAAGGTTAAGTTCTATCATGCTCACGTGATGAGTAAGTCCCATAAGAAGTTCAAGTGGTACTTTAGGCAGAAGAAATGGTTTAAGGATGAATCTCTAGAGAGGATGTCGATGCGATTTCCTATGTCCCATGAAATATGGGGGTGGGATTAATAGCGTTGGCACACCATGAATAATCATATTTAACGATGCAGTTGCTTGTGAAAGTAGCTGCATTTTTCTTTTTTGAAAGTATTGTTATATTTATTCTAAATTGGATTTAGATATGGATATAATTAATAATAATAAGATTGAGTTAACTTGTGATGATTACAAGTTAGAGTACACATTGGCTGTATATGATGTTTATGGCCATTATATTGATGAGGTAAAGTTTTCAAAGGAAGAGATTAAGGATTTATATGATGCTTTAGGGAAATTAAATCTCTAAAAATTTGTTAATTTCATTTTTTTTACATATCTTTGCAAAAAAAATACAAAGATTATGGCAAATATGTTTTTAAAGAAGACTATGGCATCAATGTTGAATATGCCTAGTGACCAAGTTGAAGCTATATTAAATGCAGCAGAGGCATTTAAGAGCAATGAGATTGACAGAAACCTAGCGATTAAGTTATTTGATAAGTTTTCAAAGAAATCACCGAAGGAAATCAATGAGATTCTTAGGTATATTGACAATAATTTCTAAACTATGACAGCAACACAAGTATTTTATATGTTCTTGAAAAGAGAACTATCGCTTGATGGGCATATCTACTTTCACAGAATCCTTAAGGGCGAATACGCTGGGTCATATTGGAGAAATCAAGGAAGAATACGTAGAACCAATTTTCCAAAAGGTAGTAATACATTCGTTGAAGATTTCCTTAGTAAGGGAAGAGGCAGAACCCTTGATGGATTTATGGGTAATCTCTTAAAACACATAGAAAGTGGGTTAGTAACATTTAAACGTTATAATGGGGATTATCGTAATAGGGAAGTTAGATTGAATCCTTGGGGTAAATATACTAACGATATAGTATACGTTGATACCTATGTTAGATTATGGCATGATTTCCTCAAAAAGTATATTGAAAATAGTGGTAAGAGAATCTATAATGGAGAAATAGTAGACTATAAACTAAAGGATATAGAAGTATGATATACGTTTATAATAGTCATAACGAAGACCATACATCAGAACCTAACAATTTCTATGTTGCTAGACCTAGCCCATTAGGTAATCCGTTTTCTCATAATGGTGTTAAAAGCGTTTTTAAGACCCTCACGTTCAAAACTAGGGACGAGGCAGTAGAAGCCTACGAGAAGTATTTTGACGCAGCCTACGGCAAAAATACAGAGCTTACAAAGGCATTTGATGAAATATATGAACACTATAAAAATGGTGAGGATATATACCTTCAATGCTTCTGCAAACCTAAATGCTGTCATGCAGAAATAATCGCAGACAGATTACAAAGAAAACTTATAAAGGAAAAAATGGAGGAAAGAAAAAAGCAGCATGAAACACATGGCAATGAGAAGAAGAGTTAAATATGCTCTCACAGAACATTGGACTACTGATGGCAGAAGGTTTAGTAAAACTGATAGACAACATTTGCTTATCAAGTATAGGAAGCGTAGCATGAGAAGATTCATACAGAGAAACGCAGAAGATGAAATAAACGAGGTAATATAAAACAGCAATAAATGTTGCTGTTTTTTTTTATATAAATTACACTTTACTAGGCGCACTTTTTAGTAAACCTTTATATTTATATATAAAAAGAAAATATTATGAGTAAACGATTAACAATTTTAGAAATGATAGAGCGAGCTAAAAAAGTTCATGGTAATAAGTATGACTACTCATTGGTGGAGAATGAAGGTTTATTTGCTAAAAATAAAATAATCTGTAAAAACTGTGGAAATGTTTTTGAAATGCCATTTAATAATCATATTAATCAAAAGCAAGGGTGCAAATATTGTAATCACAGAAGTTTCGCTTATACTACAGAAGAGTTCATAGAGCGAGCTAAAAAAGTTCATGGCGATAAGTATGATTATTCAAAAGTTAAATATGTTAATGAAAAGACTCCAGTGATAATAATATGCTCGATACATGGAGAATTTGAGAAAACTCCAGAAAAGCATTTAAGAGGTCAAGGATGTCAAATGTGTTCTAGAGTGGCTAAATTAACTAACGAAATTTTTATAAAAAGGTCAAAAAAGGTACATAATAATAAATATGATTACTCAAAGGTAGAATGTAAAGGGACTGATGATAAGGTTTGTATTATATGTCCAGAGCATGGAGAATTCTGGCAGTCACCACATTCTCACATGACTGGTGTTGGTTGCCCTAAATGTCATGAGGAACATAATATTAATGAAATGCTGTTATTTGACATATTAAAGAAATATTATGGTGAAGAAGTTATTTGTCAATACAAAACAGATTGGCTTAAAGGACAAAGTATTGATATTTATATACCATCTAAAAAAGTTGGAATCGAATACCAAGGAATACAACATTTTAAACCCGTCAAATATTTTGGTGGAAATAAGAAATATGAATATACTGTTAAAAAAGATAAAGAAAAATTTGAAAAATGTAAAAATAATGGGATAAAATTATTTTATTTTTCTAAAGAAAAAGAAATACCAAATCATTATTTAGATACTATTTATAGTAATAATAATGATTTAATAAATGAAATAAATAAATATGGTACTTAGTCAAGAAATAAAAGACTTATTTAAATTAACGAGGACACTTTTGGGAAGTCCAGTGCGTAAGGTTCAACTTGAGGACGAGCAACTTTGTGACCTCTTGGACGTAGCAATAGGCGATTACTCAGAAAAGGTACAGAATTGGGTGCTAAAAACTCAATGGCTTAATATCCAAAGCAAGAACACATTCCAATTCCAAAACGCAAATGAACTTGCTTATGCAATGACCGTGCGTACAATGGATTGGAGTAGGGATTACAGTTATTGGTTCAGTAGAGAGGTAGGTTTACAGCAACGTGGTAACTATGAACTTAAAAAAGATTTCTTCAGAATTGAAAAAGGCAAACAAGTGTACGTTGTTCCAGCTGGACGTGAAATCAATAAGGTTTTATATATCACGCCATCAACAACCAAGGCTGCTTTATACGGTAACTTGGGTACACTTGATACTGGTATTGGTGGTGGTTTTGGACAACTTGGCAATCTATCCTACATGGGTGGTTTGACAGGCTTCTATGTGGGCAATGTCTATGACACGGCTTTAATGGCAGCAGACTTGAAGTATAAGAACTCCATGCTAAGGGGTGACTTAGCTTATAAGGTTACAGCTGGTCCAGATGGTACACACTTGATTCACCTCATGTCCGTTCCAGGTTCACCAAACATGATTGGTGGTGTTGCTGCTGATGACACATGGGGGTGGCGTAAGTACCACAATTGCATTTGTTGGTATACCTACTATGATGTTAGTGGAAGTGCAGAAGATGCTGACCTTTGTAGGATTGAGAACAAGGATGATGTAATTATAACGCCAGACCAAGTGCCGTTGGACAAGATGAGGTACGAGTTGATGAACAACCCAACTCAACAGATTATTAGACGTTTGCTTGTGGCAGAAGCGAAGATTCTATTAGGTATAATCCGAGGGACTTTTTCGGGACAAATTAAGATTCCCGAAGCTGAAGCTCAAATGGACTACAACATGTTGCTTGAACAAGGGAAGGCTGAGAAGGAGACTGTATTAAATGAGTTGAAGGAGAGGTTGGATGAAATGCTCCCGTGGAATCTCATGAAGAATCAAGCTGAACTCAATAATCAGCTTATGGAAGTGTTGAAGAAGAAACCTTTGGGAATGTATATAAGATAAAAGAATAAAAATCTGGGGATTTATTTGGAATTCTCAGATTTTTTTTATATCTTTGCATTATGGCAAAACTCATATATTTTTTAGATGAAAAATATAATAAGTTCATGAAAGATGATGATTTATATTTTAATGATATAGATAGACTAATAGAGTATATTCGTTAAAATATATTAAAGATTGGAGTAGATATTTTGTCACTCCAATTTTTTTTCGTACATTTGCAAAAAAAAAGAATAAATATGAAAGCGATTATAAGAGAAGCATTAGTTAAACCTAGTTGGTCTCGTAAGACAGTTCTTACCAAAACGATTATTGGCTGCAAAGACAACATCATCGATAAGGTCAATAACTATATTTCCGAAAGAATTTCTAAGGAGAACTTGATAAAAGTTAAATGCTTCAACGTGGAGGTGTATAACAAGTATAACAAAGTGATAGATAGGTGGGAATATAAACCAACGTACAGATAAAAATATGAATAAAACAATTATAACATTTAAGGCAATTACTAGTGACCGTAGAATTGTTACTAGAAATATTACGATTGAGAATGAGTTTGAGGTAATTCCAGCTCAGAAGTGGCATGGTATTGACTTACCCCCAACGTCAATTGAGGAACAAGTGATGAATCAATTGGATGAAAATGATAAGAGCCAAATCATGTTGGATTATGATTTTGACATTATTCTTGATTATTGGCCTAAGAAGCATCGCAAGAAGAAGACTGATGAGATTGCTGAGTTCATGAAGTATTGTCTACCAATTTTTGAACTACATCCTGAATGGAAGAGAGCATATGAGGCGATTGTGTCTGAATATAAGGATTCATTATTTGGTAAGAGGAAGTCCAACAAGACCAAGTTGAATGAGGTAATGAAGATTCATGAGATGATTATGAAGGCAACTCTTGGAACTATGGATATGATTCAGAAGATATTTGACAAATATGATGATAAGAAGTTGTTAGAATAAATAAGAAAGGCTAAGTTTTGTTTCTTAGCCTTTTATTCTTTTCCAACTTTTTCAGTATTAAATTCATCTTTTGGTGCTTTTCCATTTCTTTGTGCCAATATTTTTTCTGAGTAGTCGTTAAGTTTTTTAACGTTGTCTTTTCTATTTCTAGATTTCATTTCTTTATCTGTAACCCATCCATTTGTCTTTAGTGCATTCATTACACTATTAATTTCCTTGGCTGTAAATAAGTTTTTGAGTCCATTTGCAGCTACAGCACCATGATATTTAACATAAATGGTGTATGGTGTTCCAGTCTTATTTGGGGCAAAACAAACGCCACATCTATCGCATTTAGTTTCTTTATTACTGCAAGGGCATTTATAGAAGAATTCGCCATTAGGTTTTTGTCCTAGTATTGGCTGTTGGTTTTTAACCTCATTACCACCTTCTAGTGAATTAAACTCTGCATCACTAACAGCTTTAAATCTTCTTGGTAAGCCACCTCTTGCATTTCCATCCCCTTGATGTGAATAGTTAATGGACATATCTTGTGATGCTTTTGAATAATCAAGATTTCTAGCTGTATAAGCATGGGTATTAATGCCATATTTCTTTTTAATTTTTCTAGCGAATTTAGCCCATAGGTCTACTGCTAGTTGGCAATGGAAATCACCGCTTTCATTCAATCTAATATCGGTAATTTTACTATCAGATTGTTGAACTCTTAATAGATTTTTTTCTTCTTGGGTTAATTCTCTTCCATATTTGTATTCCATCTTTTCTAATTCTATCTTATATAAGTTTTCAGCATATGCATTTCCCAATTGTATATATGTTTCTAGAATTTTGAAAAATGTTCTCATTGGTTTTTTATTGCCATGTTGATATTGTTGTAGCATTTGGGTATGCATAAGGTCACGTTGCCAATTGTTTCGAAGTACAGAACCAACATCTACTCTTGAGTATTGGTTTTCATCTCTCATTGCATAACAAGCGCCATTTGTGATTTGGCAAACACCAAGGTAGTATGATGGGCACATTAAAGCGGAAGACATGTTCACAATTAGTACACTAGCTGGAAGTTTATCATTTCCAGCTGAGAACATATTATTTGGTATCTTTAAGAAATCTCCTTTTGGTTTTACTCCCTTCATTCTTTTTTCTTTGGCAACTGTAATGTCATACATTTTTTCTGACAATTCACCAAAGACCTCTTTATAAAGTTGTTTTTGTTTCATGTCAATCACTTTCCAAATTCGCTTTAGATTGGCATCCTTAGCATTACTTCTTTTAAAAGCAGCATTTTCAGTTTCAACCAATACAAGGTTATCATATTGTGATTCAGTTATTTTGATTTTCATTTTTTTAAAATATTTTTCAATAAATACCTTTTAAATTTGGTTTTTAACAATTTTTTGTATATCTTTGCAAAAAATAACTGAATATGGAAAACTTTAAAGTTATCATAGCTGGGTCAAGAGGTTTTAGCAATTATCGTTTATTACATGAGCAGTGTAATAAGTATCTTCGTGAGAAAAGGAAAACCCATAATATCATCATAGTTAGTGGTCATGCACGTGGAGCTGATTTACTTGGAGAAAAGTACTGTGAGGATGAGGGATTTACGTTGGAAATATATCCAGCAGATTGGAAGAAGTTTGGTAAGAGGGCTGGATTTCGTAGAAATGAACAAATGGCAGAGGTGGCAGATGCCCTTATTGCATTTTGGGATGGTAAATCTCACGGAACAAAGCATATGATTGATATTATGAATGAAAAAAACTTACAAGTTAAAGTGGTAGAATATGAGACAACCAATTAGGAAACGAATAGCAGAAGCGAACAATATAGACATAACAAAATACACGTATACATTATTGATAGATGGCAATAACATCATGAAAATGGCTTCTGTAGACCATAAGATGAATAATGATGGAAAGGAATATGGAATTATATTGACATCATTAAGGATGATAGGTGATATTCTTAGAAAGAAGGATTTCAATTATTGTATTGCCGCATTCGATGGTGACGGGAGTGGGGTGCTCAGATACCAAATATACAAGGATTATAAGGCAAATAGGGATAAGAACTATGAGAACCATGACCCCAATATGACTGAATATGATAAGAAACTGCGTGACTTTGCTAAGATGGTAATGAGTCATTCTAGGGAGAAGTCTAATAGGCAAGAGAGTGACGATGAGAGTTTTGCAAGACAAAAGCCTATTCTTCAAGAAATACTTGATGAATTGTGCATACGGCAATATGAGTTTGAGAACGTTGAAGGTGATGACATTATAAGTTATTATGTGAAGAACAAGAAAGCAGATGAAAAGATTGTGATTGTTTCGTCAGACAGAGATTTAACGCAATTGATTTCAGATACCGTCATTATATATAATCCTAGATTAAGAGAGTTTATCACAAAAGAAAACGCTGTTGAAAAGATTGGCATATTGCCAGAGAACATTGTTCTTGAGAAAATGATATGCGGAGATGTATCTGATAACATAAAAGGCGTAAAGGGCGTTGGTAATACCACATTGGTTAAGTTGTTCCCACAATTAAAGACTGATAGACTTAATTTGGAGGCGATTATAAGTCGTTCAAAGGAGTTATTGGAAGAGAGGAAGCAGAACAAGCAAAAGCCTCTCAAATCGCTTGAAAACATCGTTAATGTGGTTACAGATGGATGCCAAGGTGATAGGCTTTATGAGATAAACGAGAAAATCATTGATTTATCAGTTCCATTATTAACAGATGAGGCGAAGGAAACTATGGATGAAGAGTTATATGCACCAATTGATACTAGTGATAGGAGTATAAAGAATGTATATAAGATTGTAAGTGAGAATAAAATAAATGAAATATTAGATGAAGAAAAATTTGGTAACATATTAGAGCCATATTCTAGAATTATTTTAATGGAGAATAGACGTTATGAGCAGTATAGAAAAGAAAATTGAACAATATAAGTGTTATTGGTTAAAGGAGTATCTTAAAAAACTAATATCCAATAAGGATTTAAAGACTTATAATAGGCTGAAATGTATGATATACTATTTCCCAGATATGCTTAATGGCTTAACACCATCTGACATTAAAGCTGCATTAAAGTATTGTGATGAGACCTATATTTGTCTTGGTATCGAAGATATAAGATATAAAGCCTTTGATGAAATATACAAGAAAAAAAATGATGGAAAGGAGTTTGAACCATTAAATTGGGGTGAATGTAGATATATCACAATTGGAGATGTTTTTAATTATTTTAAAATTTAAAACATTTTTTAACATAAAATTTGGAATTTAACATTTTTTTATATATCTTTGCATTACGAAATTTGAATTATGAACGATAGATACAAAAGTAAATCATTTAAAAAATTTGCTCAAAAACTTAAAAGGGAAAAGTTATGGGGAAAATTTAGAATATTAGAATATTATTTTGAACTTTGTGACCAAAGGAAAGGCAATTCTAAAGAAAAAATTTATGAAGCATTAAATAATCCATCCAAGTTCTCAGTGGCAAATAATCGAGGTTATAAAATATTTGGGGAAGGAAGCATTAAATTATCAGAAGTGTTTGATTATTATAGAGTTTAGTTTATATATGTTTAACTTTTAATTATTAAAAATTATGGAAAATAAGGAAAGAGATTACAAAGAGGAGAGATTTGAGTTTACTATTTATGTGAATGACAACATTATCTGTAAGCGAAATTTCAGAATTTACAACTTCATTGAGAACAGTATGAACACGTTGGAGTTCAAGGAGAAGGTAGATGAGATTGTTCGTTTAATCGATGATGATTTAAAGTCAAAGAGTCGTGTTTATTCGTGGTATTACTTTAATCCACAGTTCCCAGAAGACAATGAGGAATTCATTTCTCCCTTAATTGAACCTTGGGCTTGTACGTTCAAGATTGTAATATCCGACAACAAAAGAGATGTGATTACTAAGATTTGGGATGGATATGCTTATCCAAAGTATATTCGTGACAAGGTTGATTTAAGTAATAAGAATGTGAAGATTACCAATAAGGAAGGTCAAACATTCTCTTATGAAAAAGAGGCATTCTTCAAGGCAAATGAGGATAGATTGTCATTTGAACATGAGGTATTGAAGGGCATGATTATTGATAAACCAGATGTATTGCTTCAAATTACAAAGAAAATCTGCGAGGTTTGTTCCCCATCAAAGGAAGAACTTAAGGAAAATGGAAAGTTTGACCCAAGGGAAAATTCCAAATACTTGAGCAAGTATACCGTTATTGACGATTATGGCAAGGATGGTAACGGAAAGAACAAGAGGTATTCTTATAGCTTGTATTTGGCTAACAAGAAGATAGAAAAGGATTGGGAACGTGCAGTACAAGCAAAGACCAATAAATACTTTAAAAACCTATATTAATTGGAAAATAATTTGAGTAAAATGACCAAGATTAATGGCTCAACCTAATAAAACAAATCTAGGATTCTTGGGTGAGAAGTTCCAGTATAAACTCACCCATGAATTCATGGAAAATCACACCTTCTTTGAAGATTTAAGTTCAATAATAGACCAAAATATGTTTACAGACCCAAATCTGAAGACATATGTGGGCGTGATGAAGAACTTTTTTGAAAGAGAAGGACACGTGCCATCATACGATATGATGGAAATTGAATTGCGAGATATATCACACTCTGAAAAAGAGATTGAAACATATCTCGCAATTATTGAAAAGATTCGTGAAACCCAGACTGATGGGGTAGATAGAATCAGAGATATGGCTGAAAAATTCTTCAGACAACAGAATATAATTAAAACGGCCAATGAAATCCTTAAAATTGCTGGAAAAGGCGAAGATGACCAATATGACAGATGCGTTGGACTTCTTAACGATGCCATGACACAAGGTATCCATAATGACTTTGGAGAAACAGTATTCGAACATATAGGAGAAACTTTATCAGACGATTATCGTACCCCAATTCCAACTGGCATTGGTAAGATTGATGAAGCCCTTGAAGGCGGTCTTGGAAAAGGAGAACTTGGAGTTATTATCGGGCCTACGAGTTTTGGAAAGACATCGCTGACTACAGCGATGGCTTCTCATGCAGCTTGCAGTGGGTTTAAAGTGCTACAAATTGTGTTTGAGGATAGAATAAAGCAAATCCAAAGAAAACATATTGGACGCATTACTGGTATTGAAGCAAAAGATTTATCAAAACCAGAGAATATTGAATTGGTTAAAGAAACAATTGCAAATTTCCCTGATAAGGATAAATTGGATAAGAACTTAAGAATAGTTAAATTTCCAAGTGGAGAAAAAACAGCAAGACAACTTGAAAGGTTCATAAGGAAACTGATTAATAGTGGATTCAAGCCAGATTTAACCATTATAGACTATTTCGAATGTCTTGAACATGAGAATGATAGAGCATCATCAAATGAGTTCTCACAAGAGGGTAAGACAATGCGTAAATTTGAAGCTATGGCTGGTGAACTTGATATGGCAATTTGGATTCCTTCCCAAGGAACAAAGGATTCAATCAATCTTGAACTTGTAACAATGGATAAAATTGGTGGCTCTGTGAAAAAAGCACAGATTGCTCACGTAATTATGTCAATTGCAAGAACAGTTGATGATATTGCAGCAAATAAAGCAACAATAGCAATCCTTAAGAATCGTGCAGGAAAGAGCGGTAAAGTCTTCCATAATGTTGAGTTTAATAATGGAACTTGTCGCATAAGTACTGATAATACTGATGAATTCGATAGCTTATTTGAACTGAAAAAGAAAGAAAAGGATGATACCTTTAAACTACAAACTCAAATAATGAAAAGTATGACAGAAAAGAAAAAGTAAATATAACAACAATACATTTTTTTGTAGAAAAAATTAATAAAAAAAAAATTATTTTTTTTATCAGTTGGCTATCAAGTAGTTGCGAAAAATGATAGCCATTTTTTTAATTTTTGAGAATTTTTTTAAAGACTTACTCTATATTTATTCTTACATCAGATGTTAAAATTAAAAAATGGTTAACCGAATTTAATAAAATAATAGAATAAAAAAGTTTTGCTTTAATGGAAGTAAGAAAAAGCGAAGGATACTTTGAAGAATATGACCCTTCAAAGGTAAAACACGGGATTTGTGAAGCATATACATCTGTCAATGAGGTTTGTCCAGATGGTTTAATTGAGTCTTTAATCAGTAATCTATTCATTTATGACAAGATTTCTTCAAATGAAATTAGAAGACAAGTAGAAGAAGCACTTATGTCTGTTAATAAGAAAGTTGCTAGAGAATACATTAAGAAATATGAAGAGAAGAAAGACAAGGACAAAACCTTAAAGAAAGACAGCGATTTCATCAGAGACTATATCAATGCATCTAATGCCTCCACAGGCTCAAAATATGATTCCAATGCTAATGTGGAAAACAAAAATGTAGTTACATTAGGTCAAGAACTACATAAAGGAAAGAATATTCAGCAAAATAGATATATAATGCATAATAAAATTAAAGTATTGTATTCTAAGAAATTAGCTGACCAATATATAAAAGACCTCGAATCACATGTTTTATATAAACACGATGAAAGTGGAACTCCAGGATATCCCTATTGTGTTGCCATTACAATGTATCCTTTCCTTGTAGACGGGCTTAAGAACCTTGGAGGACAATCTAAAGCCCCAACAGACCTAAAGTCATATTGTGGCGAATTTATTAACTTAGTTTATTCAGTGTCATCACAGTTTATGGGAGCTGTTGCAACACCAGAATTCCTTATGTATATGGACTATTTCATTAGAAAAGATTATGGTGATGACTATCTTAACATTTTGGATAAACAAGTTGAATTAAATAGAAAAGGTAGAACATTAGAGCAAGTAATAGAAAATTGCTTCCAACAAGTGGTACATTCCATGAATATGCCCGCAGGTAACAGAGGTTACCAAACTGTATTCTGGAATGTTGGATACTTCGATAAGAATTATTTCGAAGGCGTATTCAACGATTTCAGATTCCCAGATGGAACTGCGCCAAAATGGGAAACGCTTTCTTGGCTTCAGAAGAAATTCATGAAGTGGTTCAACGAGGAAAGAACGAAATATGTATTGACATTCCCAGTAGAAACAATGGCAATGCTTACTGATGGGCATGATATTGTGGATAAGGAATATGCAGATTTCACAGCAGAAATGTGGGCTGAAGGTCATTCTTTCTTCTGTTATTTGAGCGATTCACCAGATAGCCTCTCAAGCTGTTGTAGATTGCGCAACTCTCTTAAAGATGTTGAGGATGATGAGCACAATCATACAACACACCAATTCTCAATGGGTACGGCATCTGTTGCAACTGGTTCTAAGTCAGTTATGACAATTAATCTTAACCGTGTTATTCAGAATGCTACTAGATTATATTTCAGTGAGTTCGAGGGTATTGAGCTTGAAGCATCAAAACAAGTTAATATTAATGAAGTTAAAGATAAGGAACTTCTTTATAAATATATTTCAAGTGGTATTACTGAAATGACTGAGAGAGTTCATAAGTATCAAAGAGCTTTCAATGAGATTATTAAGGACTTCCTTAATGCAAATATGCTCGATGTTTATAGAGCTGGCTTCATTAATATGCGTAAACAATATCTTACAGTTGGCGTAAATGGTCTTACAGATGCAGCAGAGTTTTTATCAATAGATGCAAACCTCAATAAAGATTATGAGGAATTTGTAAACAAAGTACTTGAAACCATCAACATATCAAATAAGAAGGATAGAACTAGAGAGTGCATGTACAACACAGAGTTTATCCCAGGTGAAAATCTTTCCAACAAGAACTATAATTGGGACAAAAAAGATGGATATTACGTATCACCAAAGCATATAATGTATAGCAGCTATTTCTTTAATCCAGAAGATACTAGTCTTTCAATTCTTGATAAGATGAAATTACATGGCAACAACTTTGTTAAATATCTTGATGGAGGACAAGCTGCTCATTTAAATTTGAATGAGCACCTTTCATTCGACCAATATAGGCAGTTATTGAGAGTGGCATCAGAATATGGATGTAGTTATTTCACGTTCAATTGCAAGAATTCTGTCTGCAATGAATGTGGTTACATAAGTAAAGATACATTGGATGTTTGTCCAAAGTGTGGAAGTAAAGATATCGATTATCTAACAAGGATAATCGGGTATCTTAAACGAGTAAGTTCTTTCAATGAAGCAAGGCAAATAGAGGAACATATGAGATATTATAATGTAGAATAAAAAAATAAGGTGGCTTACAGTGTTTGTAAGCCACATTTGGATAGTATACTGTTATGAGGAATAGAGAACCATTAACTAATTGTTGTATTTGTGGTGAAAAATCAAGAGCTAGATTCAAAGGAAAGGAATATTGTAAAAGACATCTAATGCAGATGTGGCGTTATGGTAAAGTATTGGAAAGGACGATATTCGATAGAAATGAATGGATATTGAACGATAACTATGCTGAATGTATTACATATGATAAAAATTTTGAACCAAATGCTAAGGTAAAATTTGATTTGGACGATTATGATAAGCTGAAAGACAAGAAGATATATATTTGTAGGCATAATAGTAAAATATATGCCATAATTTCAACTCCACAATTGCATAAGATACTTGCTCATAGATTTGTTATGGGGGTTCACAATGAAGAATATTCAATAAAAAGAGTTGTTGACCATATTAATGGGGATACATTAGATAATAGGAAATCAAACCTCAGAATATGTTCTCATAGAGAAAATATGACGAATATAAGGAAAAAAGGGAAAATTACTGGAGTTAATCGACTTAGAGATGGTAAATATTCTGCAAGGTTAATGAAAGATTATAAGACACTTGACCTAGGAAAATATGATAGTTTTGAAGAAGCTGTACTAGCAAGGATAACAAAAGAAAATGAATTATGTGGGGAATTTGGTCCAAATAAGGATTTGTTCTATATTCTTGAAACGAGTTCTCCATTAGAAGAATTAATAAAGGTTTTAAAAAATGATACAAATATTACGTAAGCAAGGTTGGAAGTTAAATCCAAATGACAAGGTTGTGAATGCAATATTAAGGAGATGTGAGAAATGTGATGGGTTATGCCCTTGTACGCACGATTCTGAGGATTATGAGGGTAAGGACTTGCATTGTCCTTGTACAGATTATAAGGAGAAAGATGTGTGTGAATGTGGGTTATACGTATTGGATGAGAATTATTTTAAGGATAAGGGAGTATGAAGTATTATAATGCGATGGTGGTATTTGAAGAAATACCGAATGAGATAACGTTAGCGATTAATATAACCAACTGTCCTTGTCATTGTAAGGGATGCCATTCTAAGTTCCTTTGGGATGATGTTGGCACAGAACTTACGGCAGATGAGCTTGATAGGTTGATAGACAAGAACGATGGTATAACAACTGTATGTTTTATGGGTGGTGACGCAGAACCAGAGACAATTAATGCACTAGCTGAATATGTACATGAGGTAAGGCATTTAAAGGTTGGTTGGTATAGTGGTATGGATAATTATTATAAAAACGTTGAGTTTAATTGGTTCGATTACATCAAGTTGGGACACTATGATGAAGAACTTGGTGGTTTGAATAAAGAAACAACAAATCAGAAATTATTCTATATTAATCACGAGAAGCTAGAGAATGGAGATAAAAAACTTGAGTTTATTGATATTACAAATTTTTTTTGGAAAAAGGTGGCTGTTTAGTCACCTTTTTTATATTTATAGTGAAATAGTGTTATATAAGTATGACTTTTTTAAATGAAATATTAGATAGGATAGAGTTTGAGCAGTTGTTAGAGGAAGGCAGAGACCCTAGGGAGGTTCTTCATTATAAATATCAAAATGTTCCTTCTGATGTTATTGACGCAGTTATTGAGATTGACCCCACAAAGAAAAAGAGTTATTCTCAATGGCTTTTAAGCAAGTGGGATAATGAGAGTGATGAAATTACTAGAAATTTGAACAATGGTAGAATCCAAAAGATGTTTCAACACTATAAAGAACATCCAGAGGTGCAAATTCAGCATTGTCCTTCAGTTGAAGCTGGGTTGAGATTTGTCCCAGAGGAGGATACTGTTCTAACCAAGAGTGATGAATCTACTACTACGTTGATGAATAATGGTTGGGTTGAAGAAGTTCCATCAGAGCTAGCTAATGATTTTGACATTGTTTTCGATGAAGATGATTGGATAATTGCCGTTCCTAATACATATGAAGCAGATTGTAAGCTTGGAGAGAATATGTATTGGTGTACTGCTGGTGGTCGTACTGACTTTCGTGGTGGTAGACAATATTATGACCATTATCTAGAAAATGGTGATGATAAATACTATGTTAACTTTGATATGTCAAAGGGAGAAAGCAGACTTGGTAAAGATTATCCATTTACTCGTTATCAGTTCCATTTCCCTAGTCATCAATTTATGGATAAGGATGATGAACCAGTTACATTGACTGAGATTGACATGCCAGATAGTGCCTTTGAATTCTATAGAAGTGAGGGCATTGATGACTCTGATTTTGAGGATATGGAGGCTAAAATAGAACATTATGAGCAAAGAAGATGGGAACACGGATATAGTATAACAGATGACTTGTATCTTTTGCAAGAATATGACGATAACTATGAATACACAGAACCAGATGAAAATACAAGTTTTTATCTTTATGATGTAGATAGAGATGACAGAGACCCAATAGGATGGGAAGGAGTTCCAAATCCAAATACCAATGATGTTATTATTTCTAACAATGAAGATGTTCCTTATGTTATTTTGAGAGGTGAAAGCTCAACATTACTCGCCATTAACGAACAAAACCCTTCTTCTAGTTGGGCTAATTCTAGATGGGAGATGTATCAAATAGCGGAATTCTTAGAGTTACCAAGCGGTCTTGGTGTTTTTGCAGTATCTAATGATTCGAGTCATTTTTTCACTTTTTATTCTCCTTATGGTGAGAATGAATATAAGCATTTAGATGCTACCAATGTAGAAAGTATGGTAATAAACAAAGTTTGTACCCAAGCAGATGAAGGAAAATGGTATAGAATCTTTATTGAGACCATTTGTGATGATTATCATTCACTATTTACTGTTGGCGGTGATAGTAATAATGGGTATGATTTAGACTGCATTGTACATAGAGACACACCTAGAAATGGCGAATACTATATTATCAGCGAAAATGGTATCGTTGAGGGTATGTTTGGTAAATATAGGGCATATGATGATGGAAATCCTTCAGAGGATGGACAAGAATATCCAAATTACCATTTGGAGAGAGAAATTGCAAATGGGTGTTATGTTGTTACAGTAAACGAGAAAGAAACTGACAGTTATGGTGATACTAGTACAAAAACACTAAAAAATATTGTAACACAATGGGGTGGTGATTTATTACTTAAAGAATGGGTAGATGACTTCATTGATGCCAATCAGTTAATAATTGTTGCTGAAAAACAAGATAAATTTGGTTATTTTGACTATAATGGCCAACAAATAGGAGAATGGTATGACAAATGGGGTTATCTTGACATAAAAAAGGGTATTGCTTGTGGTGTTAACCAAGGCAAGAATGTTCATTTCATAGATTTGCAGCAAAAAGACGTATATGCAGAATTCCAAGGATTAGGGAGCAATAGTCCAGTTAACAACAAGGTTGTCGTTGGCGTTTATAATCCACGAATTGCGATGAACACTTGGGTCATATATGACTACGTACAGCGCAGATTGTGTAATGAAGAAATTGAATCAACAGTTAAACTTTATAGTGCAAATAGCCGTTACTTGTATTGCTATTTAAGAAATAGTGAGGAGAAAGCAATATTCGACTTTAAGAAACAAGAATATGTGGCAAGAGGCATTAGTGATGTCACACGACCAGACAGTCACAGTGATTTAAGGGTGTTGCAGAAAATGGATGGTAAATTCAATGTATTTGGATTTAGAGACAAAAGCTATGCAGCAACCAATATAGATGCAGAAGAACTATTACCAAATAATGTTGATAGTATTGTGGAAGCTGAAGAATGGACATATATGATTATATATACCATAAATGGCAAGTATTTTGCATATGATTATAAAACCAATTTATCGCTAGTTAATCCAAATGGCGTTGATTATCCATTGCAACTTAATTACGATAATGGTTGTATAGATTGTTTCAATGGTAGTGGTATTGGATTAGAATTTAGGAAGAACTTTGATAATAATGGTACTGTATTAAAGAGATGGGTTATACAAAATGGTTCTGAATATGGCGGTGGCGGTTCTGAAATTGACCATAATACACCACAAGAGGTTATAAACTTCTATAATCAAGTTGTTGGTCAGCCACAAGTTCAAACGCAGCAACAGCAAGCACCCCAAGGAGAAAATGAGTTGGCTTATTCTGTTGCTGAAGAATTCAAGAAATTAATGAATAGAATTAATGAGGCAAGAAAACTATCATATAGAGAATTTATAGATTAAAAGCGAGAGGCAACATCTCGCTTTTTTTATTTAAAATTTGGAATAAAAAGTTATTTTTTAAATAATTATTAGAAATAATTTAGATGTTAATAATTTAATAAAACACATAAAAAACGATGGCTAAACGTCAGTACTTTGGTATAAAATACCCATTCTTAAGAGATGACTTCCAACATTTTTATGTTGATGTTAATAACAATTTAAATGAAAAAGTTAGGAGTCAATTAATGCATATTGTCTTCACTCCTAAAGGCCAAAGATGCAGAATGCCAGAATTTGGAACAGATTTAATCAAATACATATTTGACCCAAACGAGAATGTGACTTGGGAAGCAGTTAAGAATGAGGTTAGAGACTCTGTGAGTAGATGGGCAACGAATATCACGCTTAATAACTTGCAAGTTGTTAAGAATGAGGAAGATGAGGCAGAAATTTACGTTAGAATAGATTATAGCGTAACAGAAGGAAATAAGGTAACTAATGACAGTGTAGTAGTACAGATATAAAAATGGAAAAAGGTATAAATTATTTGAGTAGGTCATTTGAAGATATTAAGGGTGAGTTGCTAAAGTTTAGCAACAAGTATTATCCAGAACTTGCAGATGATTTCAATGATTCAAGTGTTGGTGCATGGTTTATTGACCTTGTGTCAGCAGTTGGTGATGATTTGAACTATCATATTGATAGAATGTATCAAGAAACCAATATTGATAGTGCAAATCTTGAAAGCACTGTGTTAAATATGGCTAGAACCAATGGTTTAAAGATACCTGGACAGAAGGCATCACTTTGTGAGATAGAACTTAGTTGTGTTTTACCTCCTAGTACTGGTGATAGTATATCTCGTCCAGATTGGAATTATGCTCCCATTGTTCAGCAAACTAGTATTGTTTCTGCTGGAAACTATAATTTCCAATTAACTGAAGATGTTGATTTTTCTGAACAATTCAATAAGAATGGTTTTTCAAATAGAAAAATTGTCCCAAGTAGAGATGGAAATGGAAATATTACTGGATATACTGTTTCCAAGTCTACTATTGTAGTTAATGGTAATTCTAGAGTATATCGTAGAGTTATTAGTTCTACTGATTTAAAACCATTTATGGAAATTGTATTACCAGAAGAGAATGTAATGGAAATTGAATCCATTATATTTAAAGAGACTTCAGATTATACTTCTAGTCCTAGTATTTATGAATATTTTATTGACGCAGAGGAATATAGAATATCATCAAATGCAGTTAAAACATATCGTTTCTTTGAATGTGATTCACTAGCAGACCAATGGAGGTTTGGTACTGAATCTAATTTAACAGATGGCATAATCGATACATTAAATCCAGACAAATATGAGGATTACACTGAAGGAAGTAATAGTGCATCTACTAGAACAACTAGATATTATGTTGGAAAGTGGAAGCCATTAACCCAAAAGTTCATTACAGAATTCACTGATAATGGATATTTGAAGATTATATTTGGTGCTGGAAATGGTTATGAGCCACTGCCAGAGGGTATAAGCACATATGGTGAATATATTATGTCAAGACAAGTGAATAATAACATGCTTGGCATATTACCAAAAGAAGGATGGACAATGTTTGTTTTATATCGTATTGGAGGGGGTGTTTCTACCAATTTAGGACCAGATTCAATTAATAAAATTACTATTGCAAATATTGATTGGGGTGGTAATGTGGTAGAAACTGATGGGACTAGAAGAGGAGAAGTAATCAATTCTCTTAAGGTAACAAATCTGTCTCCAGCGTTGGCTGGTAAGGATGCACCTTCTACGGAAGAGATAAAGGCATTAATGAAATATAATACCTCATCTCAGAATCGTGCTGTTACTGTCAAAGATTATAAGGTAAAATTGGCACAGATGCCCCCTAAATATGGTGCTCCATTCAGAAGTTGTGTGGTTGAAACAAACAATAAGATTGAGATGGATTTATTAGGTCTTAATAATGAAGGTAAATTAGATTCTGCTTTGCCACAAACTCTAGTAGAAAATATAATCGAATACATGTCTCATTATAAACAAATAAACGATTATATTGAAATTAAGAGTGGTAGAATATACAATATAGCCTTTTTAGTTGATTTATTCATAGATAAGAACTATAATGTGGCAAATGTTACTTCAAATGTAATTGAAAGCATCCGTAGTTATTTTGATGTTAATAAGCATGATATGGGAGAAGACATTTTTATTGGTGATTTAGAAAAGGAGATTACCTTGCAAGATGGTGTTATAAGTCTTATATCATTAAGAGCTTATAAGGTTTGGAATGGCGGTTATTCACCAGATAAATGTCCATTACCAACAAAGGTACAAGGAGGAGCTTGTGATGTGGTTACTGATAGTGGATTTATACCAAAAGACCCAACAGCGAATAGCGAGGAAATAGACCTCGATGCAATTGATAGAGTTCTATATTCTGACTACAACTCACTCTTTGAAATTAAGCAACCTAGTATTGATATATCTTGTCGTGTAAAAACTCGTTAGTCTATTTCAGTTTTTGTGTGCTTTTTTTAGAGATAAATTGAAAAAGGAATTATGTGAAAAGCATGGAATAAAAATGATTTATATTGATTATGATAAAGATGTTTTTAAACAAATCGGTGAAAAATTAATAAATGGTTATGGCTTGTAATTGTAAGAAGGCTAGAAATTTTGAGGAAAAATATGGTGTTCCTCAAGAAGAGAGTGTTATGAGGAAAGTTACGAGATATTCTTATAAGGTGTTATTTTTCGTAATTGCAGTTGGATTTGCTATAGTGCTCACGCCAATCATAATGTTATGGGCAGTTTATGCAATATTTTTTGGGAATCATAGAATAGTGTTACCTAAGTTTTTGGGAAAGTATTTAGAAAATGGAAAAAAATTATAGAATACACACAAATATTGTAAGCGATACTGTTTTGAATGTTAATATGTCACAAGACTATGAGTTTCTTAACGTATTAACCATGAGTTTATCTCAAGTAGATGCTTACAGATTACACTCTTCCAATTATGGTGTTATAGTTGGAAGAGTTCTTGCAAATGATGCATTTGGTATTCCAAATGCAAGGGTTTCTATATTCATTGAAAGAGATAAGAATGACCCAACATATATGGAATCGCTTTATCCATATCAAGAAGTGATGGATAAAGACAAAGATGGAAGAAGATACAACCTTCTTCCAAGTGACAGTGACGATGATTGTTACAGAATTGTTGGTACGTTTCCAAATAAAAGGTTAATACTAGATGATAATGTTCAATTAGAAATATTTGACAAATATTATAAGTTCACCACCGTTACAAATAACGCTGGTGACTATATGCTTTTTGGTGTTCCTAGTGGAAATCAGCAGTTACACGTTGACATGGATTTATCTGATATAGGCATTCTTTCCCAAACCCCTACTGATTTTGAATATAAGGGTTATAGTATGACAATGTTCGATAGTCCTAGACAATTTAAGGAAAGTACTAATTTAGATGGTTTGGCACAATTGTTCTCACAAAACAAAAGTGTGTTTGTCTATCCATTTTGGGGTGATATGAACCTAGATAATGGTATTGCGGCTATTACACGCTGTGATGTTCAGATTCAATATAAGTTTGAGCCTACTTGCGTGTTTATGGGTTCAATTATATCAGACAATGAGGGTAATTCAATTGGTCATAGATGTTCACCAAGTGAAGATAATGGAATGAATAGCCAACTTATTGCTGGTGAAGGTACAATTGAGATGATTCGCAAGACACAAGATGGATTGGTTGAAGAATATTCTATCCAAGGAAATCAGTTAATTGATACAAATGGAGTATGGTGTTATCAAATTCCAATGAACTTAGACTTTATAGGCACTGATGAATATGGTAATATTGTACCAACAGATAATCCAAATAAGGGTATTCCAACTAGAACGCAAGTAAGGTTCAGATTTAGTAAACTAGAAACTGGAGACGAGGGGCATTCACGCCATACTGCAAAGTATCTAGTTCCAATGAATCCTACGTTGATTGGGGATAAACCAACAACAGTGGAAAATAGTGAATATATTGAAAAAATGTATACCTTTGGTTCTTCAACACCAGAGGATTGTTTCCGTGACCTTTATTGGAATAATGTATATAGTGTAAAGAACTATATTCCTAAGACCCAAGTTGCACATAGGCCCCATTCGCCTAACTATACTGGTCTGAAAGGTAGTAACTTGGTAGATGACCAAAATCCCGTACCATTTAATAAGTTAAGAATTGACATACCATTTATGTATGCTGTTGTGTGTATTATATTTAATTTAATTGCACTTATTGTATGGTTCATTAACAAATTTATCATTGGTGTAATCAATACTATTATTGACATTTTAAATTCGATACTTAACATTTGCATACCTTTCCTTGGGTGTGTGTTTAATTGGGCGCATATAGGATTAATTGGGTGCATATCATTAGGCGCTGGACTTAGTGATGATAACACTGCATTCTATCCAGGATGTGGTGATGATAGTCTAGACGCATCTGATTGTCCAGAAGGAATGGAAAACTGCAATAAAAGAGCAAGTGTGTCTGTTCTTATGGACTTAGTGCAGCAAAAATTGGCACAAGATTATAAGATTGTTAAGTTAGATTTCTTCCAAGATTGGATTAATGGGTCTCTTTATATGCCATTGTGGTATTGGAGAAAGAGAAGAAAGAAGAGCTTCTTGTTTGGACTGTTCTCTACTCCCGCTAGTAATGAATTCTGTGATTGTAATAGAAGTTATTCTAGAATGAAGTCATATCTTACTTGTAGTTTCATTTATAACAACAAGAAACTTAAATTAAGTAGTGGAAACATCCCAGAAAGTGATGATGAATGGCATCGTGGAAAGTCTCATGCTACTATGGTGGGGTTTTCAAATGGTCTTATTAAAGGTGTGACAAATAAGGATGGCTTGACTGCATATTACTATACGGCATTAAATCCTACCAATGAGGCAATAGGAAAAGGAGTTAATGAGAATGAAGGGTTTGAAGCAATTAGATTATTTGCAACAGATATAATATTATTAGGTAATTTAAATGAGGATAACTTATATGGATTACCTCAATTCTTTAATGCATTGCCATCTACAACTGCTAATATACCTCCAATTGCAACAATACATGATGCAGTAGATGATACTGAAGAAGAAAAAAATTCTAAAAATACATTGTCTGACTCTGGCGACACAAGTGGTCCTTCTATGACAACTGGCATGGATTGGGTTGATTGGGATGAAGGTGGACCTCCTAGTTATAAGAATGGTCTATTCATGAATCTTGAATGTACATATGCTGATACCAAGGCGAAGTCTTGCATAAATGTTGAACGATTGAGTGAGCTTGGAATGAATTTAGATATGTCATATAGTGTACAATATCCCACATCATCTGGTTTTAAGGAAGGAACATTTGAAACTGATGGGCTTATCACCAAGTATGAACTTGATGATACGGAAAATCGTGCAATGTTTGCAACAATGAACCATCTAGGTTTTATTCCACAAACTTATCAAAACAAACTCAGAAAGAATTATGGAAATGATAGTTTCTATACAACACAAGTATTAGACGAAAATACCAATTACTATATACCAAAGTTTAAGTATTTGTATCCAACTGACTTAGATGGAAGAATGAAGGTACTTACTGAACGTTATAAGTATGGTAATTTTAAACAAGTAATGAGTGATGATGCTGATGAAGCATATATTAACTTTAGATTGGGTGACGTTCAAGGTAAATCAAATTTTAATGGTGAAGGACAGTTCTATATAGATGATAATTCTATGCCATTATATAACAACTCATTCTATTTCTATTTTGGTGTTAAAAAAGGTAATACTGCAATTGAGAAGTTTAATAAGATGTTCTCAGCTAGATGTTTCAAAAATACTAAATACCCATTTACATTAGAAATAGAGAAAAGAGGTGCATCATATTGTCCAGTAGAATACAAGAAGGAAGATGATGCAATAGGATATATAAAATTTACTTCAGATGATATTGAAATCCCATATTCATATCGTCTATATACTTCTCTTGGCAAATTGGTTAATTTTGGAGATGATTATGAGACCAATGAATATACAATATCAGCATATACGAATGGTGAACTTCTAGAAAATGGAACATATAACTTACGTGTTGTTGATTATAATGGAAGGTCATTGATAGAAAGAGTCAGATTGGAAATGCCAAAAATAACAATTAGTGCAATAGGCACTCCATTAGGTACTAAATATTATGAAGATTTGGCAAAAGATGCTGTCTCAAAACAAGCTCAGATTGAAAGAATCTGCGAACATTATAATGGCACTATAGAATTCAGTGACTTATTTATTGACAATTATAGATTTGACATTACAAATGTAGAATATGTGACAACTAGTGAAGAACTAGGATACGGTATTGGTAAATTCTATGTATATGGAAGTAATGAATTATTTAAAACAGAATACAAACACATTGCCAATATCTATGTATCAGTGTCTAAAGACGATAATGAAGAAAGCACAAATACTGTTGAACTCAATATAAATGAGTATCTGTGCAGTGATGCATTCTATATGCATCGAGATGGACTTTATGTTACAGATTTTGGTTTAAGAGTTCACACGCCAGCTACGTTTGATATTAAGATTGCACAGATTTGTGATGGTAAAGAAATGGAAGGTGATGAAGAATCATATTCAGCAAACATCACAACACAAGCTGTTACTGTTGATAATGGCGAAAACTTCTATGCTTATCTGAATACAATGCCAGTTAAATTTATGATAGATAAGGGTAATGAATATTTCTATCCACCAGTTACGAATTATGATTCTACTAATTATATGCCGCAATTAAAACATTGGATAGATGTACAAGACCCAGCATCTTATGTGTTCCCAAATGTTGGAGAAACAAAAGTTTGGCAAGATTTCATAGGCGGTTTCGTAGATGAAACCCAATTAACTGATGAGGAAGATAGAATAGAAACACTTTGGACTAATAGACAGAATATTCTTCTTTATAAGTTTGAGAAGTTGTTCAACTTATGTAAAGCAACATATGTAGTTGGACGAGGTGGTGAAAACACCTTCCAATATACTGCCACTGGTGGTATACAGCCTACATTGTATAGGTCATTAACACCTTGTTATGATGATACTGATTTAATTTCAACTAATGTAATATATTCTGATAATAATTCAACAACAGTTAACGCCATATATCCAAATATTGTGGGGTATAACTATAATGACGAAACAAAAGAACAATATAAGGATACAATCAGAATAAATAATAATTACATTAGAAAGATTAGAAATTATATTGGTAATTACTTTGGGGCATTCTCAAGCAATGGCATGTACAATGGAAACGATGAGGGAGATTGTAACATATTCTGTGAAGCAATACCAACGAATGCAACACCAAACTTAACAAATAGATGGAAAGAACTTGGTGACGATGAAGAACTAACAACTGTACCAGCACTAGCATATCAAAGTGGCACTGATATTTGCAAACACTATACAAACCCATATTTTAGGGCAATGTTTGTTGACAGAAGACTTGATTATGACCTTGTTGCTCTAGGACCTTTTGGACCTGATAGATGGCCGTTAAAGCTAGTTGAGGCACTTTCATCAGACACTTCAAATGAGAGGGTTGATATTGAACTTGGTAATCCAAGACCAAATGGTGGAGGAAATGATACTCCAATAGTAATTGATGTTACAGAAGACCCAACAGTAGACTCAGCAGATTTGAAAACAGCAAAAGAAGTAAGTGATAAAAAGGTTCAAAATGTTGCTTTGTTTGGGTATTTCTATAATGGCATTGAAATGTCATATGAGGATGAAACTTATAATGTTATATCTAGGACTGAGATAGATGAAAACACTAATGAAGAGATACATTATAATTATGAATATGACTATGTTCTTACTGAAGATAAGGCAGATGCTATCTTGACACCTAGCTCTAATCTTACTACCATTAAGAGATATTATGAGGCTAAACTTGGTACAGCAAATATTGTAAATTATTTTGTATCTAGTGAAAATTATTTAGGTAACCAGTTCTATATCGATAAGTTTGGAAATAGAACTATTCAAGATGATGAAAAATTTGCACTAGTGTATACTACTAGTGGTCCAGTTAATGGTTGGTTTAGTGGGGAAAACTATCCAGCAAAGAGGTATATCAACTTCCGTGAAATTGATGCAAACAATGAATTACGATTAAAGGTTTCATCTTGTAGTTTTAATATCAATTTAAAACCAAATTTTGAAGCAAATGAATTTACTGGAATTGTATCAAGAGGAGAAACTCTAGATGTGAAACTTAAGTTTAATCAAACATTAGTTCCACCACCATTGTGGTCAACAACTATGCCAAATCCTAACTATAATATTAAAAAGAATATTGCAGAACTTGATTATGGACACTTTAACTATCATATTAATGGATATGATGTTAAATCTAATTCTAGTGCATCTGGAACCGAATATGTTTATATAGAAAAAATTGGAACTTTGTTTGAATATCAAAGAGACACCAATGGTAAGTATGATGTTTATGTGTCTGTACCAAGATATGTGTCAATTGGAGATTTAACCTTTATGAAAAAAACACAATCATATGACCCATCTATGATAGAAGAATGGTGGAAAAAATTAAGGAAAGCGGCTATTATACAGCCATCCTTCTTAAAAAAAGATGAAGGTGAGGAATATGGCACTTATGGCGAAAACTCTGATGGGTACATAACAATGAATGGTCATGAGATTAGCATTTCTGATGGAGCGTTTAGAAATATACACATAAGCAATCGTGGTTTTAGTAATAGGACTTGGCATGACAATGATAAAGGTAAGGGTTTAACAGTACAGCAAATGTATGAGAACAGCCAAGGTGATAAAGAAGTTAGTGCTATAAGTTATACATATAAAGCTTTAATAGATTCCTATTATTCTCAATGTGGTGGCTTAGTCTATCAATATGATGTTGGCAGTTTAACTGATAGTAGTTTAATTGTGTATAATAAAGACATTAGCTATTATATGACTGGTGAAAACTATCTTGGAATGTGTTATAAGAAAAAATATGTTGCAAAGGGAGAAACTAAGTTAAAAAATAGTATCGTGTCATATGAATTTACCAAATTCTATTATTGTGGACCTTTAGAAGTTGAGTATAACATTGTAAATGAAGGAGGAAATATAACAATTAAACAATTTGATGTTTATGAGACCAAAAAAAGACACACACAATATGGAGATGTTTTTGATAGAGGTAGAAAAATAGAAGGTACAATAAGTGCCAATATCGTATTTGAAGTAAATGTTAACTATATGCATATAAGTCAAAGATATTACTTTACTCAAACATTGTCTATTGGGGAAGCTAGTACAATTACGTATGACGGTGTATCAATCCCAATAATTGTTGTTGGTCATAAGTGGGTTATAAATATAGATGACATAAGATTGACTGAACTTTTTGTTTATTTAACAACAGACGATAATATTAGATATAGGTTTGCATTTGGAGAATCTAACATTTAAAAATCAGTAAATAATGGATAATAAAATATTTTTACAAGGGTTTAATAGTAAGAAGTCTGTAAACACTAGTGAGGGACTAAACGTCAGACTTGTGGGTAAAAGGAGACTTTTACCCACAACTGACATGTCTGAAACTATTAGTCAGAGCGATGTCTACAATGAAGAACGTAAAAATTGCAACAAAATACGTCTAACTTGTCAAGTTAATCCAGTTTGTACAAATGTTCTTTTTAACTCTATTACTGAGATTGTTAAGGATGAGGGCAGTAGCGAGGTGTCTTTTCTGAATTACAAGGTTCTTAGTGGAAAGATTGCAAATGATGAAGATGTCATTAGTGATAAGATATATTACAAAAATAATACTATTAGTGGTTGGGTAAATAATAATTTTGGAACTCTTGAACTTATTAGAGACACTCAAATTACTAATGATGAATATGTTTATCATTGTGGAAAAGACATTTTTAACAATCATTTAATTAGAAGTAATACATTTAAGGCTATTTGCAGTAAAGGCTCAGATACAACTGATATTGCTAATTTTAATACCATAAGGGATGATATGCGTAATGCTGAGGGTGGAAGAGTAAAGGAAAGGATATATTATCCAGTTGATAGTGGTTTTGTTAATAAAGGTAGAACTCCAACCAAATTGCATGTCTATAAATCTGATGATATATATTCATTTGAAGATTGTGTTGAAAATAGGCTAATAAATAATTTTACTGGTTGGGTTGGTTTTAAAAATAAAGCCAAAATATCAACTTATAAAGATTTTTGGAATGATGATTTCCCAATGCAAATCAACAAACCTATAATGTATATGAACGGTGGTGATTTTGTTGATATGTATCCAGATAGAAGTTTATATTCATTCGTTCCTAAATACAATCCTTATAGAAATAGAATAGAGAAGAATTGGAATTACTGTCTAACTTATCCTAGTTCATCAATTACTGAACCATTTACTGATATTATACAACCCAATAATAACTCATTAAAGGTATTATATTTCAATGAGAATACAGTGTCAGATGGCGGTGTAAAACAATTGGTAATATATAGCATTGCAAAACATGGTTTATCCAAAGGTGATTATGTCAATATATATAATACTATAAGTGGAGAAACCTCGTTAATCTTGCAGAATGCGGAGGTTACAACCATTGTAAATGATTATATATTCATCGTATTTTCAGATGTTCAAATAAGCAAGAATTGGATGGAAGTGTCTAGTGAAGATTCCACAATTAACATTAATGATGATACATATGTCCTCAATGGCTTATATTATATCAAGAATGGTGAAGAGGATGGATATAAGTATTATGTGATAGAAGATAAATACGTTAACTTAGATGATGATGCCCAAGAATTGTCATATAAGAAAGTTGTTAGTGGAATAGAATGTGAGTATTATGTAAGGATATTTTCAAAGATACCAAATTTCAAGTTTGCAAGTGCCGATACTTCAAGTGAATACGCATTATATAAAGATAATGGTAAAGTAATAGATGAATATCAAGATAGCAAATATGATTTTGAAAGCCATCCTTCAAGGCTTGCATTTGCTAAGAATATATATTCTGATGATATTGGCGAGATTGTCTTTACTGATGATATAGATATATCTAATTTAAAGGATAATTTAGGTAGACCATTATCATCTATATATCTCACATTTGTTAAGAATAACAAGGGATATAAAGAGTGGTATGGATTCGGCTATAATACAGAAAATCCTTGGAGTGAAACAATGATAACTAGTGAAAATGTTGAATTTTCTCATTGTTTTGGTAAGATTACTTGTGGTATAGAAACTAGTGAAGAAACTAGATTCAATAATGATATTAACTCAATTAATCGAATTAATAATAACACATATGATAAAACAACACCAAGAGGATATAAGGTATTCGATAGTGATGATACTGAAATAGATTTTGGCGCTAATAAACACTTCTATGGAGACTTATGTTATTATGATGGATATCACGCAATTGAAAGGGTTATACAGCCAATACTGCATAGATTCAATACAGCACAAAGGGAATCAAAGGATGCAGCATGTAATAAAATTTATAAAGGCAAGGATGCAATGTACTTCGAAAAATTCTATCACGATGAAATTAGGTCTGATGATTACGACACTGCAAGTAAATTTAGGGTAGCAACACAAAAATATGATGAACTTTGTAATGAGAAACATGAGGGTTATTATTATAATCCACATTATGAGATAAAAATTAAATCGTTTGATAAACTGCAAACAGCTATGCCAGATTTCTTAAGTGTTGTTAGTTTAGTTATCAGAGGTGAAACCACTAAATTTACAACACTCCAATATCATTATCTTTCAATTGGTGATAAGACTGTGATATATGACAAAACCAAAAAGAAATATTATCATTGTATAACTGTTAAGGGTAAGGATGACGATTATCATACATATACGTTTAAAGCATATGATGAAAACGGAAAATTCATAACTCCAAATGAAGTTTTCAAAAACGATGAAGGAGGAATGAGACCATTAAGAGAATTTAAGGTTTTCAAGATGGATAATTTAAATATTCCTAGTTATGCGCAAATACTTAAGGATGGAACTTGTAGGTTAATATGGCGTAACATTGTCAATAATGGGCTAAACATGAATGATGATACTATTGAAGAATATCCATTCACAAATGGCGCATTCTATATTAATAAAAGGGTTGATATTTATGTTAAGAGACAAGACCCATATGAGGTGTGGGGATTATATTCATATGGCGATATAAGAGGTGCTGAACTATATGTTGGAAATGAAGATAATTATGTAAAAGACAAAGAAATAGAATGTTAAACTACAGAATAAAACTTACAGATGGAGATATAAAGGCTGAAGAGTTGGTTTGGAGGGAGAAATATCTTTCTTCAGACCTTTCTTTTATTACTGGAGTTACCTCTCAAGATTATCACTTGGAGAAATTTAATAAACTAGCTGTCTCAAACACTAGTCTATCTACACCAAACAATATTCTTCAATTGGAAAGCAAGAATGTTAAGCGCCAAGGCTATGCAGTAATAATTGATAAGGAATATGCAGTAAATAGTGGCACTGTAATTGATTATTCAACCGAAGATAGTGGAACAACAATTGAGTACAAATATATTTTTCTAAATGGTAAATATTACTATTCTGACAGTGCTGATACATTCCAAATTGATAATTGGCTTGTTGAGTCTGGGAATATCGTTGTTGAGACATCAATATCTGTTAGTGGTACAAGTGCAGTTACAATAGACACAATTGCTTGGATAGAAGATGGAAAAGTTGTTATTGATGGTAATGAATATATTTATGATTTTGAAAGAGAAGGGCTAAAATACTTCGATGATGGTAGAATTCTTTTTCCATCAGAAATAACTGCTTGCGAGGACATTGAATTTAAGCCATATGTTGATTATGTAACTAAGTTTAAACTATTAAAAGGAGAAGACATAGAAGAACCATTTGAAGCAATATCATTTGTAAAGTATTATTATTTTATAAAATATAAAGATGAATATTTAAACATCTATAAGGTGGGTGATTATTTTTACTATGATATTCCAAAATATCTTATGGATGGGTCTGAAGATTTATCTCCAATTAGTGGTAGAGTATTCTATGCAAACGACACAAATGTTGATGCTTTAACTGAGGATATTGAGATTAGTGGCAGAACATTTGATGCATTAAGAGAAAACACGTGTTATGTAAGAATAGAAGGTACTACATTTTTTGTCGAGAATGAAGTGTTAAATGCAAACGAGGGTAAAGAAATTGCAATATATTTGGAAGATGGAGAGAATACAATTAATATTGGTGATAGATTGTGTTTGGTGAGAACTTTTGAGGAGAGGTATCCAGAGGAAATGCATACCATTAACGAAGAATTTGTCATCTATGGGGAAACAAAATACAAAGTCGAGCCTAATATTTGTGATAGAGCAATAATAAATGGAAGTGAATTTGATATAGACTATATTAATGGAAAGACTGAAAGCGCAGATTGTCTTGTAATGATTGATGGTGAAGCTGTTCCAATGGAAATCATTAAAGAGGAAGAAAACTTTAAATTAAAACGTTATGGCAAAGTTATGACACCTATTGAAGAATCTATTGGATTAAGTCCAACTACAAACCCTTATGTGGCTAGAGATGCTAGATATGATATTTTACAATATAGCGGAGTTACAATAAATGGAAATAAATATAGAATAGAAAATGAAAGTGGTGAGACAAAATATATTATGATGGATTTACCAAAAGAATATACTTTTGTCGTATCAAATATTATTGGAAGTTCTATGTTGATTTGTAGTCCATATTTATCTTTATTTGACTATAATGAAGAATTTATAGATGAAATGTCAAGATATATGTGTGATGATGTGGTAACTAATCAAGTTCATTTTTCTGTTTATGGTAAAAATAATGTTTTTGGAAATAGGGAAATAACCAAAGAACTAGCATTTAATGTTACTAATACTCCAATATCTAGTGATGACTATTTCAATTTATTTGATAATTTTACCATTTATACAAATAATGGTTATATACATATTCCTTTATCTTTAAATGCGCCACAAGGCGGTAATCCTTTATTGGATGATACCGTACAAAGAGATTTCTTTGAAGCAAAAAAGAAAGAGGCGATAAACCCAATAATCGACATGGAAAAGGATGTTTATATACCAAAATCATTTGAAGGGGGCTATAATGGTTCTAGTACAGATTTTAAAGAAATAGAGGAAATAAGAATAAATCTTCATTTCAGAACTAGAAATCTTGAGAATTGGAAAATTATTGAAGATGGGAACTGGTTCATTACAGATTATTTCCCTTATGAATTTGAGAACCATTCAGATATAAGTAAGTCTATTTTAAATAAAGTTTGGAATCATTCTGACTTGGTTGGTCTTTTGAATTTTACAAACAATGACGTATATTATCAGAAATCAAAAATTGCTAAATCTTTTCTAAGATTAAGTTTCTATGATAGTACTGATAAACAAAATCAAACGTTATTGGCAACATCTACTGTGTTTATGGATGAACATAGAATGTTTAAAAGATATGTAGATAATTCTAGAAAAAATGAAAATAACTTTATAGCAGTTAATTCAAATGATGAAGTAAAATTCAGAAACAAAATTTCAGTAAATAGTGAGCTTTACAACGGAGAAATTGATGATGAAACAGAATATAATTATGAAGATTTAGTAATTGATGATGACCATAGAATAGGTTCTGAGTTTATCATTAAGAATAAATACGAAACTGATACTTCATCAGAGGGATATTATTTGTATATCTTTAGAGAATATTCAGAAAATTTGTCACCAAAACCTATTTATATGAAAGTTGAATTTAACCATGCTGGAATAGGACACATAATTCCATTTACAATACCAATGCTATGGAGCGAAAACGCAGATTCTAATGGCTATATTTATCCAGAATCAGCATTAACGCCAGCAGATTTAGATGTTCTTAAAAACGGAACTAATCTAGAAGATGCGAATGAACAAATGTATATTCCATTATATGCCGTATATGATTTTAAACATAAAGAATATGGATATGTATTTGATAGTAGGTATGTAACAGTAGAAGATGGAAATATAACCATGAACTTGTTTGAAATGAAATTCAATGAAGGTAAAATACCAGCTGATATTGATTTGAGTACAAGAACTAATATTCTTAAAGGCGTGACATATGGAACACAACCTACAGCGAAAATAAATGTTAATACAAGTCAGTTCCCATCTCACGATAAAAAATGTGGTGAATAAAAGACATGAAAAAAATACAAAAAACAATTTCATTAGAGCCAATGACTAGCAGATTACCTAGTGTATGGCCAGCATATAAAGATAACAAATTATATTTCTTCGATGACAATTCTATCAAAGAAAGACAATATGAATACCCTAGTAACTATGGTATGATACCATTATCTTTCTCATTTAGCAATTTCAAATCTAAGAATTATAATCTTGAATGTAATAGTGCAGATACTATATCATTCGAAAGAATAAGTGAATGGTATGCTTTCTTTAGAAAGTATTATCATTTGCTTAATGATGCTGGGCATTGTGGTAAAATTTATTCTTCTGCAACTGAATATTATGATTATGAAATCAAAACAAGATATTCTGACGAATTGATATATGGAAATGAAATAGAAACATATGAAGAATTAGATGCAAAATTTGATGAAATTGGTGGGAATAGTTTCTATGAATGGTTGTGTAAAAACGTGATACCAACATATATAATATTAAGTGGGTACACAGAATATTGGAAAACAGAAACGTTGTTTTATCCAGATGTAATTAAATGGATTGGCTGGCTTAAACAAAGAGAATATTATGAAACTGAAGCAAACTTTACAAGTGGTGACACTGAGCATTGGAATTGTAAAAACAGTGGTATAACAGATTGCTGTGATTGCGAGGAGTATTTTAATCGTGGAGGCAAGAGAACATTAGATTCAATGCTTGAATGGTATAATGCTGTTCAAGACAATATTGCAATAAACAACTCTAAAGTCAAAAATGATGAAACACTTAGGAAATGTCTAATTCCAAGTTTAATAGACCAAATCGAATTAGAAAATTCTTTAGAAAATATTGGAGAATATTCAATACTGTCACCAGAATATGAATTAGGAATAGATTATCGTGGGGCGATTGACTATAATGCGAGTGGGAACACAAAAGGCGGCACTACCGTAATCGTAGATGGGAAAACTATGATTCTTAAAAATGAGGGAGGTATGGGATTTTGTTTCTCACAATACTATATGGATAAATTCTATAACAGTTTTGAATGGGAAGATTACACCAAACTATATATTAACGCTAATCCACAAGAATTTGTTTCTAGCGCATACACATACTATGCTTTTGATAATGATGATAGATTTTATAGTGCAAGCACTAGCGGTGATGTGATTTCTGCAATGTCAAGTGGCGAATCTTATTCTATAATTGAAACAGATGCCATATTGTTAGGCAACACTATAATTCAAGTTGAGAAGACTGAATATGGAACATATAGTGTACCTAATGACTACTTAAGTGGAAGGACATACTTTGTTTATAGGGAAAAAGAAACGAATACACCATATACCCTAATTAATGGTAAAAAAACATATGGTGAATGGTCTATAGAAGACAATTCCTATCATTTTCCATTCTTTGACACGAAATATGGAAGAAAACCAAACGATAATGAATTGAGTTTTATTACATATGATGGAAATGCTTTAATAGTAGAAGACAGTGGAGTAACTATCAATGGTGTTGACTATATAAGAATTGATGGCTATTGCTATGATAATGATGGACATATATATTATGTCTCAGGTACATCAATATTAGACGAAAGCCTAAATGAAACAGAAAAAGCAACCATAAATGAAAGTGATGATAAAGTATTGTTTGATGCATATAATGAAAATGTTATAATTTATAATGCAGCAGAATTAACTGGACGCACATCATCAAAACTCGCTTCTTTAGCAGCCACCAATACATTAGTTGATGACGTTGGAAATAAGATAAATGGCATTTATAAAATCACTAACAATAATAAGTACAACCATCAACCATTGGCAGAAACAGAACTAGAACCAATATATCAAGTTGGGAACGTTTCATTAATAGGAAAATTCAAACTTACATCTGGCATAACTGAAATTGGAGATAGCGCTGTAAACTATTTTATAGGCAATATTATTACCAACATGGAATTCTACTATAAAGACATAGAAGGTAATAAAACTAATGCATCTGCTGAATGTACTAGCGAAATATCATCTTTATCAGCAATTACACAAGCAACATCTAAAATGAAAGCATCAGCTAATACTCTAATGTTTGATGACTCTTTATATTGCGATATGAAGTATTATATTGGAGCAACATTAAGTAGAAATAAAGGCGAATCAGTCTATAGATTAGCTGAAAATATGAACTATGGAGTAGAATATAATGAAACGGTTAAATTCGTTAAAACTCCAGTTCAATATCAATTAAGAACAAAAACAAATGGATTAATTATACCAAGTGAAGAAAATAATCCATTAAATCATTCAATTAGTTATATCGTCTATACATATGAACTTGAACAAATAACCGAAGATATAGTACATGATGCATATGGTACAATAACTAAAGAACCAATGGCTATTTTTAAAACAGAAATAAACCTTATAAATGAAGATTTAACTTCTAATTTTAGCAAATATTCTGATATGAATGAATATAATGGAATAAATGTTTCACCAATATTTAAAGAAGAATATAAATTAGGTATTTCTTCTATGGAAAAAGTAGAAGGTGATATTTATATAGACAGAGGCATAAATGCAGCATTTGAGAAACATTTAAAGCTTGGTGAGGTAACTAGCTTAGAAGCACTAGAAAACTTTGGGAATAATTTTTTCAATATAATGAATAATTAAAAAACAACAATATGGGAAGTATTGGGTCTTATGGGTTAAATATCCCAGTATATATTAAGGATGGAGATATTGCAGATTTGGTCGATATATCTTTCTGCTATCACGAAAATAGAAGCTTTGATTCATTAAATAGAACCTCTTTTAAAAAATTGGATAGTTCAATACTAACCGTAGCAAAAAGAGATAGTAATGAAGATTACGTAGATAATTACGTTGAGGGTATGTATAACCTTCAACTGCCACTTAGTGAATTCAATAAAAAAGGATTCTATACCGTTTTTATAAAACCTAGAGAAATAAAAGCAGTAATCACCGATGTTGGTAATCTAACAGCATTCCCAGAAGTGAAAGGACTAGTGATAGATACAGAACAAATAGATAACGCCTATACACGAACAAAAGCAAGAAAAAATAATGAACTAGTAGGCTATAGAATCATTTATCTCGATGAAAGCGGTAATAGACAAGACTATTATAGAATAATAACCTCATCGAATAAGTGCGAACCCGTAATTAGTTCACCATCATCTTCTAGTGATAAATCATATACATATCGCTATGAGGATAGCTCTAGCTTGACATTTATAACTGTTTCACCTTCATCAGCTCCAACATTTAAGAGTAATTCGCTGCCGTATATTGGAAAACCAACACAACGTATATTGCTTGTAAATACACTATTCGAACCGATTCAACTCGATATAGAATTAACCACTCATGATGCTGACACAATCAGTTATATGTTAGAAAACAGCCAGCTTAGAGACCTTGATAATGGCTTGGTTACAACGTATAATGAAAACGATGAGATATATAGTCAAAGTGAACATTACACTCTGAAAGACCAGTATACGGGAAAGCCTGTCTTTGAGGTTAAGCGTAACAAGGGTAATAACATAGATTTCTCACAAACAATTGACAATAAATAATGGCGAATTATATTAAGTCACATAGCAATTATGTCTTGCAACAGAAGCATCAAGACATTAAAGATGGAACGATATTTGAGAGAGACATCACAACGATTGGTGGTGTTGACCAGTTTGCTCCTGGGCATACTCCAACTTATCGTTCCAATAATTTCATTATAACAGTAAGGAATGATGGTAAGCCATCTAATCAGCACAATAGTGAAAAGTGGCAAGAGAATGAGAGTGGAACTATATGGACACTAGAAACGATTAGTGGAATGTCAGCATCTAATGATGATGAAAATGACACCAAGATTGTTTTAAAGCAAGACTATTATGACCTTAATGACTTTGCTTATTATGGTTCTTTGACTGAGTTGTTTAGGGCTTCTGTAACTGATATATTGAAGCGTTTTCCAGGAGAATTATATATTTCTTCTTCTCAAACCAATGCTTATTATACTTCAGCAATAACTGTTGATTTTGAAAGAATTGAAGAGAGAAAACAATTAGGTGAAGCTAATGTTACTAATTATGTTCATAACCCATTTGGTATAAACATATATAGTAAAGTATTACCTAACGATGTTGACCCACTGAAGTATTTTGCAAATGAAGGGTATAAAAACTATGAAATTAGTAATAGTGAACAATCTAGTGGTATAAGTTCTTGGGTTGTAACACCACTCAGTTCAAAAATATGTCCAGGGAAAAGAATAGCAAGGGTAAAGTTAAATGATGAAATTATAACAATAGATGTTTGGGTTGGAGATAATAACGAAATTATCTATTTGTCAAATAAATCTGGGTATCATATTCGTCCAAAGAGGGAATTGCAATTCTTGGATAAGTTCTATAATGAGTGTGATAATTTCCAAAAGCTCTTAATGAATGAGGACACTCATTATAAGGCAGTTTTTTCTGTTATACGTGAGAATGACTATGGTTATTATAGAGAGTTAGTTCCATTCCAATTCCCAATTGGAGAAGGTGGGTATAACATTGATGCATCAGATTATGGTTTCAATGATTATACGCAGAAGATGGTTGAAATTGGTGAGTTCTATGATGAACGATTCACTGATAACTTATGGCGTTCAATGACACATGAAGCAATCAAGAACTTTGATTGGACATATACTCGTGAATATAATGAAGGTGATGAAGAGGAATATGTATTCGGTGGTCAAAGAATCCAAAAGGCATTAAGGATATTTGGTAGGGAATTTGATGAAGCCTTATCATATATTAACAATATCAGATACATCAATAGAGTAACATATGATGAGAGAAGTAACTTGCCAGATTATTTCCTAACAGACGCTGTTAGAGATAGTGGGTGGGATGTTAAACTTATTTATCCTTATTCCCTTACTGAGGAAACAATATCTGGGATGGTAAGTGATTATAGTGAAGAAAGTCAGTTAATAAACTATTTTGAAGGTAATAAGATAGTAAGAAAGTTTTCACAAAATGCCAAAACCACATTAAATCCATACACTAAGGAATCATTGGGTGATTTGAAGAATGGATATTTCATTATGTGTTATGATTCAAGATACTGTAGTGGTGGTACTTGTGAATATTTGTATATTGATGGAGAACAAATGGGAAGTGGCGCAACATATGTGCAGCCATGTGGTGTAGACGCAGGAAAATTTGTGTATCGAGTTGCCAAAGAAGATGAAGTCATTTTATCGGGAACAAATAGGATTAAATCATATACAGATGAGAGTAATTGGACTTTCCAAAGGTCAAATAATGAATTTTTGAGAAGGCTTAAAATCAATTCTCCTTATATTTGGAGAACAAAGGGAACTATCGATGGAATAGAGATGATTCTTGGAATGTTTGGTCTTAAGAGTGAAAGGTGGACTAATGAGGTTAAAAAACATTCTTGTGAAGCCACTTATGAACCAGACTTTAGTGTTACAGAATATACTTCATTTACTCATAGAATAGAGGAGACTTGGGATGCTGTTCATCAAGACTATAGAATTAATTGGATTAACTCAACAAAGACTACTTCATATGACAATAGATTTATATCTAACTATAATAGGTATGGACTTGATAATGGAAGAATACAGTATCAAGGAATTCCTGTAGCATATAGAGATGAATATTTAAGCAAAGGAAATGATGCTTATTTAAGTGGATATACTAGAAGGGATGGTTCTAAAATTTTAAAGAGGTATTTATATCCTAGTTTCAACTCTAATGAACAATTGGATGGTAATCCATATTATCAAATGGATGGTGGGTGGTTATCAAAGATAATATCTTCTGATGTTAATAAATATAACTTCCAATTTGATGTTGATGATAATATAGTTTATTCAGTTTATCCTAGTGGTGAAACATTATATAAGGAAAGTGTCAGAAATATAAGAAGAGTTGATGATATTAATGGTTTATTATCAATTCCTACATCAAATCTACATAACGGTGTTATATGCTATGTAACAAGAATTGATAAAGATGCTGCTATGATTGGAGGTGTAGTATATCCAGTCAAGAAGGAATGGAATGGTAGTGGAGAAAACAAATATGTGTCCTTAATTAAAAGTGATGGGTTCATAAGAGTAGGTGATAATAATTTCTTTGATACTGATATAATCGTATATGATAAGGATGGAAACCCAACAATGTATGATATTGAAGAGAAATCTGATGGTTATGAATTAAAGGCATATATAAATGATTGGGATGGCTGGGATGCTGATAAAAAATTTATTTGTCAGCAAGATGAAGATGGCAACTATTCAATATCTAGTTTCTTCTTGTTTAAAGATTGGGATAGAGAAGATAAACCATATACCAACTATTTTGTATTAGATGATATTAACTATGCAAGTGAAATATCGGTATATAGTAGCGAAATTAGTGGCTATACTAGTGGTTGGAGAAGATTAACAGAGGATGATGAAGAATACATAAAGATAAATACCATTATTAACTATTATGAAGGTAATAATCCTCATAACGGAAATATGGTATATGATAATGGTCATGAATACTTCACATATTTCAATAGAATCTTCAAGTATGCTGCTGATAATGAACTATTTGACACTAGATGTTATGATAAGGATTTCTATACATATTTGGACGAGGAAATTAATCTATATGGTTTCAGTGGATTAATTGAATCAAGCGAAACAATTGTTCAATATGATAAGTTCTTAAATGAAGATTCTAAAATCCATTTCTTTGGAAACTATAAAGCCAAAAAGAATGGTGATTCAGCTACAACTATAGATAAAATATGGATATATGGAGAAGATTCAGAACGTATAACTTCTGGCTTTAACTATATCTATAGCGGAGAAACATCAAATATCAATAATTATATTCTTTCTGATTCTACTGGGTGGTTAGAATCATACAATCCATATAGTGGTCAAACTCTTAGTGGAACTGTAGATGAAGTCACCAATCAAATTCTTAATAACAAGAGATTCTTAATAGATTTCAAATTGCATAATAAATGGTATACTAGAGAAGGTTTAGAGGAAATAAAATATATTGATGACATCGTTATGAATTATTTAACCCAAATGATTCCATCGTCAACAATTTTACAGATTCAATATACGTCAAAATAAAAGAAAAAGCTGATTAGAAATTAATCAGCTTTTCTTTATCTTCCTCAATATCATTGATATTATCTATCTCAATATCATATAACCCATAATCACTATCAATATCTATAAATTCATATTTCATTGTTTCAACATCCCATACGGCAAAACCGTGTTGAGATACTGTCTCTCCATACGTTTGTTGAATTAAAGAACCTGGATATACAATTTCAGCATCTCCCCTCTTCAACACTTGACGTTTATGAAGATGTCCAGCCATCACACAATCACATCCCTCAAAGGCATCACCATCTAAACCACTATCTGACACATAACCATTGTTCAATGTAGAACCAATTACTTGACCATGAAATAAACCAATAAACCTTGAATTTGGATGAGATTCCTTTATTTCTTCAATAGTAGTTGGACGTAAGAATTCCTCATATATTGAATATAAACACCATACCACGTTATTGTCTATGGCACAACCACTCTTATAATCAAGTTCCGAATCTAGGAATATGCAATTACTAAAGTTGGCTGTATCAAATAATGCGGTTAGAGTGTCTGTACGTGTTTGATTTTCAACAATTAGGTCGTGATTACCAGCTATTACGATAACCTTTGCAATCTCTTCAAGTTGTCTTAAGAAAAAACTAGCAAATACAATTAACTCATTTGAAATGTTGTTCTTGTTATTAAATAAATCTCCGCAAATTACAATACGAACTTCTTCTTTTTTGTAGCCTTCTACAGTTTTTTTACATTTTTCAATAAAGTTCTCTAAAATTTCACCATATTCCTCTAGGCGTTGAAATTGACGTATGTGGATGTCAGCACATTGTATAATTAATTTTACCATAATTTATTATTTTTTGCAAAGATATATAAAAAAATATTAAAAAACAAATATATTATAAAATAATATTAATAAATTAAATATTTATATATAATTAAAAATATTAAATAATATATATTATAAAATAATAGTAATTATGACTGAATGTCAGAGAATAATAACTCTTGGTTATCTTGATAGTTTCATTAACGGATTGATTCAATCTAGTGCTAATGGAACTATTCTTTCTGTCAATTACGGTGGTAAATCAGCAACTTATTGTCCAACTTATTCTGAATTGACTGGAGGAACTTATATTCAAGTTTCTTCTCAGAATACGTCCCCAAACTTGGATACTGATGGCATCTTTGTTAATGGTACGTATACTAATAATCAGAATGTAAGGCAACAAGACTTATATGTAAGATATACAAGATATAGTAGTTTAACAATTGGAGCAAACCAAACTACTAATATATCTGCATGTGAAACTGCTGTTACTCTAAACTATACATTGACATATACAAGATATGAGAAAAAACTAACTGGTAGTAATTGTGAAAGTAGTACAACAACAAACACTGCTGCCACAGATGCAATTTCTTCCGTTGCATGGAGTCAAAACCCATCAATAGGTACAATAGCTTATCCAACATTTACTATTAATAAGAACAACACTACTTCCAACAGAAGCACTAATGTTGTTGCAACCAACACTTTTAGAGGAACAACTAATTCTAGTAACACAATAACGTTAACACAAAATAGTCTTGGAGGCGCTTGGGAAAACATTGGTACAAGTTCGCAAACTCCAACATATAGTGACTTTACATTAACAGTGTATGAATTTGGGTGCGATGGTGGAACAGCAGTTGGTACTCTAAAACAAAGTATCAATATTTATGACATCCAACAGTTTAGAGATACTTGTGGAGATGTTAGTGGAACTACTAGAACCGTTTTCAATAGAACTGAAACTGCAAGTACTCCTTGGAGTGAGGCTGTTGCAAAAGCAGATTGTACTGATGCAACATATGTGAGTGGGGGACAATACCATAGACATTGGTTTCCTCAAGCTAGTGGTGTTACAGCTAATAAGGAAATAGACCAGACGTGTACTTGTAGTTCTTGTACTTGTTCCCTATTTACTTTAGGTGCTAGCCAACTTTCTTTCAATAGTAACGAGATAACTGCTAAAAGTGTTACATATACTGCAAATACTTGTATAAGTAATATAAGTGTTTCTGTCAACAACACACACTTCTTAGTAGTGTTAGACGCAAGCAATAATAGAGTGACAGTAACCCCAAACGGTGAAAATACTGGAACTACAAACCAAACAGGCACAATTACAGTATCTTATATGGCAGACTCAACATCTTGTATGTCAACATTTGCAGTTGTTCAGTTAGCCAAGGTTTGTACTTGTGATTCATTATTCTTAGAAGGTAGCTCTATAAGTTGGGCTGGTGCTAGCACAGAAGAGAAATATATGAGATACAGTGCTGAATCTTGTATCAAGAATGTGCATTCAAGCGTTAACCCAAATACTCATTTTATGACTATTGTCAATCAAGACAATAAGATGATTTATGTACAACCAACGAGTTCAAATACCGCATTAACAGAAATAACTGCAACGGTCACAGTTTCCTATGAAACTAGTACTACAAGTTGTACAAAGACATTTACTGTTAAACATGAAGGAAAGGATTGTGATTGTACTTCAATGGCGTTAGATAATGACCAATTGACTTGGGATACTAGTGGAACTAGTGTACAAACTGTAGGTTATACAATAGATGATTGTATTTCTGGAATTACTGTATCTAGTAACAATTCACATTTTGTAGCAAGTGTAAACACTGGAACTAAACTTATAAGTGTCAACCCAGTTTCAGCAAATACAACATCAGATGATATTATTGGACGAGTTAAAGTTAACTATAAGAGTCGTGAAAAGGATTGTAATCAATTCATTGATGTGACTCATAAAAAAAAAATAGTAACTTGTGATTGTAATTCAGCTAGTGTACCACAAACACCTTTAACTTTTGCATCAAGCGATAGCGGAAGTACTAGAGCACAAAATGTAATAGTATCTACTGCAAGTTGTATAAGTGATATTTCAGCAACCACTACAACGGCATTTAGTGCTACCGTAACTGGAAATATAGTTTCAATCTTCCCTAAGACAACTAATACTGGAGCGTCTGCTGTGACTGGTACTGCTTCAATAACATATAAGGCAGATGGAAGTGCTTGTACTAAAGTAGATATTAGTTTAACACAAGAGCCAGTAGGATGCGGTTGTGGAGACTTTAGTTTAAGTACAACCTCAATGACGTTTGCTAATACTGATAGTGGGTCAACTAAGAAACAAACAGCAGCAATAAGAAGTGGTGTTTGTATAAGTGGAATTTTTGTTTCAGCAAGTTCAACTGCATTTACAGCAATATTAAATGGTAGCAATGTTGAGGTCTATCCAAATAGTGCTAACACTGGAACTAGTGCAATAACTGCCACAGTAACAGTGAGCTATAAAGCTGGAACAAGTGGTTGTACCGCTAAGACCATAGCAATCACACAGAATGGAACAGCTTGTGATTGTACCAACTTCGCAATTAGTACAACTTCAATGGTATTTGCATCAGATGCTAGTGGCAGTAGTGCTGCAAGTTCATCAACAATTACCACAAGTGGTGCTTGTATAAGTAATGTTCAAGTTTCAGTAAGTTCAACTGCATTTACAGCTTCAATTGCAAATAGTGCTATTACAATATATCCAGTTAGTAAAAATGAAGGGACTAGTGCAATAACTGCAACAGCAACCGTATCATATAGCGCTAATGGTAGTGGTTGTGCTAGTAAAACAATATCACTTACACAAAATGGTACTGGATGTGAATGTAGTAACTTTGGAATAACTCCAACAGCATTAACGTTTGCAAGTTCAGCAACAAGTTCAGTAGTAAGTTCAATTACGATAAATAATAGTGGAACTTGTATAAACAGTGTAACGTTAGACCTTCCATCAGATTCTAAGTTCTCTGGAAGTGTTATTGGAAATACAATTAAAATTTGTCCAAAGAGTGCTAATACAACAGCCACAACTGATATTGTTGAAACTGTAAATGTTAATTATAAGAATTCATCAACAGCTTGCACGCCAATATCAATTAAGTTAACACAAGAAAAGGTAGTATGCAAGTGTGAAGATGTTTCATTTACTCCAACAGCATTAACGTTTGCAAGTTCAGCACAAACTACTAGTGGCGCACAAGAAATTACTATTTCTGGAAGTGGCGTATGTATTAGTGATATTGTAGTAAATGTTGGAGGTAGTGGTTCTAAGTTCTCAGCATCTACTCCTAGTGGAAATAAGATTCAAGTATGGCCAATAGCTGAAAATACTGGAACTAGTGCGATTACTGAATCTACAACTATCAGTTATAAAGCAAGTGGCACATCTTGTACAAAACCAATAGAGTTGAAACAAAATGGTAAGGATATACCACCTTGCGATTGTGATGACATTACCATAACTAAGACAAGTTAAAATTCTAAATAAAGAATGCAGTCAGCAATGGCTGCATTTTTTTATTGATTTATTTGTTTTTTTATTTTTTTTTATATATCTTTGCAAAAAGTGTAGAAAATGGCTAAAAAACTAATAGTAAAAGGAGAACCAAAAGAAGTAACTGAAATAAGGAATAAGATATTAAACGAGTTTAAGGATTTAACATTTATTGAAGATGGTCACAAATATTTCCTTAATGGGCAACAATTACCATCAGTGTCAGAAGTAACGCACAAGTTCTGTGCATATCCATTTGATTCTGAGACGCAAGCTGAAAGATATGCTGAAACACATGGTGAAACAGCAGAGTATTGGATGGATAAGTGGAAGTTTACCAATCTTAAAGCAACGACTCAAGGCACATTAGTGCATTCATATGGAGAGTCCCTAGGTTGGTTAAGAAATGGGCATCCAGAGTTGATTACGGAAGAGAATAAATGCAAGTATATTAAGGATAAGAATTGGTTGATACCAACAAGACCAAAGGAAGAGGCAATATTGAAGTTCTACGATGAATTACATCCAAACCTTCACTTTGTATTGGCTGAAACTAAGGTATATACTGGAAAAAATAAGGAACTAACTAACCTTAAACAAGATTATTGCGGAACTTTTGATATATTATTCTATTATAAAGACCCAAATGACGATTCGAAAAGTGGCTTGGTAATTATGGACTACAAGACGAATCGTGAATTAACAAAGGATTTTAGTCGTGAAATGGGTAAGTTTTTATTACCTCCGTTTGGGGACTATTATGAAGAGCCGCTTTCATATTATACAGCCCAGTTAAGTTGCTATCAGCTTCCATTGGAAGATATTGGGTTAAAGGTGATAGCAAGGAGAATAATATGGCTTAAGGACGATGGAACATATGAGTTAATACCATTAAATGATGTTACAGATAGATTAAGAGATGTGTTATGAAAAAGAGAAATAAATATATATTGGGAGGATTTATAAGTGGTTTGACATTGTCTTTATTGGCATCATTACACTTGTATACATATAGCAATAGAATGATAAACAGAATTAAAGATAATAATTGTTGGAACGATGAAGGTTATTAATTATGAAAAATTACTCACAACGTTTAGTAATGTGTTTAAGTACAAGGTTGAAATAACTTTGCTTGAAAGACCAAAGAATGCAGAGTATTGGGCATTGAATCCAAATGGTAATACTGTGTATCAAGTGTACACAACAAGTTGGAAAAAAGATTCACCTTGTTCGTTTGGATTTTGGAAATATGATGAGGATTTAAATGAAGCTTGTAAAAAAGCATTTACGCATTTAATCCCTTCATTAAAGTGGGAGTATAAAACAAGATTAAAGAAATGGCTGAAGTTAAAATAGAAGTATTATCTCAGTTTCTCTTTGATGAGAAAATGGAAGAGATGGGTTTGAATGATGAAAATGTTGAGAACGCCAATATGGCATTTATATCCATTATTGGCACTCAAGAGTGTTTAAAATATTATCTTGACGAAGGTAATACAAAACATTATTTCAAAGGCCATCCTAACGTATTGAATCTTGATTTCGATGATATTGGAGAAGATGTTATGTATAATGGACATCACTTCAAGACAATGCGAATGGAACAAGCTGAAAAGACTGTTGATTTCATTGAAGATATGATTGAGAAAGGGATAGATACATTTGAAATACACTGCAGGGCTGGATATAGTCGTTCTCGTGCCGTAGGAGAGTTTATATACCGTTACTGTTTAGAACATGATATAGAGGTGGAATACGCTGATAGAAATGAATTTACAACATTTGTGAATCAAGGGGTGTTAAGAAGATTAAGTCATGCCTATTGGAAGAAACATAAGTTAGAGGAATATTCTGAGGAAGGGAAGGAATATCCAGACGACCTCGTGAATATTCAAATAAGAGAAATAAATAGAGATGAGTATTAATGGAAGAAACGTTAGGATTTGAAGATATTGCTGAACATATAGAGCCTTGGAGTCCAAGTGAAGAATTCTTAAGGGATTTTCAAGCATATATGGAAGAATCAGTTCGACAATCTAGGTTGAATGAAGCAAATGCTTGGTTATCAGCAAGAGATATTGTAATTAACATTTAAATAAAATTATGGGAAAATTTGATGGAATAATAGACGAAGTATTATATTACAGTGAAAGGAGTGAAGATGGTAGATGGATTATTCCAATTGAGGTAGATTGGGATTATACATTAACAAAGTGTTCCTCTTGGGAAACTGGAGAAATGCACCTTAATGAACTTGCATTTGAAGTGATGAAACGTTGGACTAAAGAATACAATGTTGGTTGGATTCTTAATTCAATGAGACACGATGAAATCTTAAAAGAACCATTGAAAATCCTTGAGGAAAAAGGAGTTAAGATATATGGTATAAGAAAGAACCCAATGCAAGAGAATGAGGGAAATTACAATGAAGTGACCAAGAGTTTTGCTGTAATGTCGGTTGATGACCGTAATATCGGTTGCCCTCATCAATGGTTAGATGGTTGTAATAGGCCACACGTTGATTGGGAGGAAGTGGATAAAATAATGTCACCCATCTTAGAGGAGATGTGTGAAAAGCTTAACAAAGTTAAACTATGAATGAAAAGTATGTTTTAATTAAACCTTTTGAATGCCAATATGGTACAATTCCAAGTGGAAGTGAAATAATCTGTTTTAGAGGGCAAGTATGGGTTAATGGAGGTCCTATTCCTCCTTCTTATAATAAGTTATTTCTTGACCTAATTGGAAATGATGAATATGTTAGAAAGGTGAAGATTCCAAAAAATATGTTTTAAAATTATGAAACTAACAATAAAGCCTAATTATAAGAAATTTACATTTCAGCAATTAATTGATTTTTATAATAAGTATCTTGGTATAGACCATCGCACATATCTTATTAAGGCAGATGAGGATTATGCTGTCTTATATAAATTCGAAGATGGTAGTAAAATTGATGATATATCAGAATATACACTGAGAATGTATTTTGAAGATGAAGTTAGTGGTGAAGATATTTCTTGTTTTGAATTCTTTTATGAAAAATAATTTAAATTAAAAACTATATAGTTATGAGAACAAAGTACTTTCATGTTTATGGCAAGGCTGTAGACGCAAATGGAGAAGAACATTATGTCACCATCGTTGGTGAGTTTAAGCAGACACGGAAGAAAACAGAGGTTAACGAAGAAGTAGATGTAGAAGCTATGAATGGTTCTTTCGTAAAGGGTAAGCTGACATATGATGTTAAGCTACTTAAGAGAACATTAACACTAGGTATGGCAATTTGTCACCCATCAGATGAATTCGATGAGGAAGTTGGAGTTGAAGTGGCAAAGAAAAGAATCAAGGAAGGATTTAATCTTGGAAAGCTTGAAACCAATAACGTTACAATGCTCACAGAGGATGCAATTATGGCAGAACTACTTGTTAAGTTGAATCATATCGTAGGAAATATCGATGACTATCTGCCATCAGAGGATGATTAAATACTTGAATGTTTTTGTTAAAGATTATTAAAAGTTGGGACTATTATTTGGTAGTCTCAATTTTTTTATGTATATTTGCAAAAAAGATAGAAAGGTTATGCCATTTTGTCAGTAACGCCATGACATGTGGCATATGACAAATTGTCAGTATTATAAAAAAATTGAGTTTTGGCACACATATTGCAGAGTAAAGGCAGAGCGAAGGAAATATATCTCGCTGATGCGGAAATAAAAGATTCCAAGTATATTCTTCTTGTATTTGAAGATGGGTCTATTAAGCTTGAATGGTGTTATGAAGACCTTATTGAGATTCAAGTGAATCCAGTTTTAACAAAACTTGGAAGACGTATGATATTGGAATTCGGAGAACCAAATCTCTTTAATCTTAGAGAAAGAAAACCTTTCCAAGATGAACAAGGAAATTTGGATAGTATGTGGGAAAAAATAATGTAATTAAATATAATAAGTAAAATGGGAAAAGTTATTGGAATTGACCTAGGCAGTACATTGTCAGAGGTCGCAGTAATTGAAGGTGGTAAAGCCACTGTAGTTGCAAATGAAGATGGAAGTTATACAACTCCGTCAGTAGTTTCAATTAATGAAGGTGAACGTAAGGTGGGTACTGCCGCTAAACGACAGCAAATGGTTAACCCAAAGAAAACTGTTTACCTCATTAAGAGATTTATGGGTAGCACATACGAAGAAAGCGCTGAGGCAATTAAGCATGTTCAATACGATATCGTTAACGAAGGTGGTAAACCTCGTGTGAAAATTGATGATAAGACATTCTCTCCAGAAGAGATTTCTTCTTACATCGTTGGTAAGATGAAGAAAATCGCAGAAGATTACCTTGGACAAGAGGTAAAGGATGCTGTGATTACAGTGCCTGCATTCTTCAACGACAGTGCTAGACAAGCAACAAAACAAGCTGGTGAACTAGCTGGCCTTAATGTTCTTCGTGTAATCGCAGAACCTACCGCAGCTATTCTTTCTTCTAACATCGACATGCAGAAGGGCGGTAAGTATATGGTGGTAGACTTTGGTGGTTCTACCCTTGATAACTCTGTCGCAGACATTTCTGATGGTGTGGTAGAGATTCTTTCTACCAATGGTGATGTTTACCTTGGTGGTAGTGATATCGATAAGCTAGTAGCTGACTATGTTGTGTCTGAGTTTAAGAAGACATGTTCAGTTGATATCACAAAGGATTCACAAGCCATGACACGTGTGCTTGAGGCCGTTGAAAAGGCAAAGATTGAGTTGTCTAACTCTCCTTCTACTGACATCAACATTCCTTATATCACGATTGCTGATAATGTGCCACAGCACTTGCAGATGACACTTTCAAAGGCTAAGTTTGAGCAGCTAATTGAACCTATTGTTAACAAGCTTATCAATTGTGCTAAGAAGGCTGTAGAGCTTGCTAAGATTGAAGCAAAAGAGCTTGATGGCATTCTCTTGATTGGTGGTTCTTGCCGTATACCAAAGGTACAAGAGGCTCTTACAAACGAGTTTGGCGTAACATTGCTTAAGAGTTCTAATATGGACTTGGCTGTTGCAGAAGGTGCAGCTATCCAAGCAAATAACATCGTTGGTGGAGAAGGCTCAACTGATATATTGCTAGTGGATGTGAATCCAATTGCATTAGGTATAGAAACGATGGGTGGCGTTTTCACAAAGCTCATTGAAGCTAACACAACAATCCCTTGTACAAAAACACAAACGTTTAGTACGGCAAGCGATAATCAAACGGTGGTTACGATACACGTACTCCAAGGGGAACGCCCAATGGCAAGTGGTAACAAGTCGCTTGGACAGTTTAACCTAGAGGGAATACTTCCAGCCCCAAGAGGCGTACCACAAGTAGATGTATCGTTTGACCTAGACGTTAATGGTATTCTGAAGGTTTCTGCCAAGGATAAGGCAACTGGTAAGGAGCAGTCAATTCGTATTGAGGGAAGTGGTAAACTTTCTGATGATGAGATTAACCGTATTAAGGCTGAGGCAGAGAAGTATGCTGAGGCTGACAAGAAGGCTAAGGAGACTGCTGACGCAATCAACAAGGGTGATGCCCTTGTAATTGCCCAAGAGAAGCTTATTAAAGACCAAGAGAGTAATCTTACGTCTGACGAGAAATCGAAGCTTGAGGGGCTTGTAAATGACCTTAAAGAGGCTGTTAAGGATAAGAACGTTGACAAGATTAACTCGCTTGAGGCAACTATCAATGAGACTTGGCAAACAGTATCTCAGAGAGTGTATGGACAGCAGCAAGCTCAAGGTGGTGCAGAGCAGCAACAGCAGACAACTGAGCAGTCAGACTTCGATGCTGCAACTGCAAGCACTGAAAACGTTCAAGATGCTGAATTCACTGAAATAAAAGATTAATTTTTATTAAAGTTCTTTAAAAAAAGTTTCATATGGTTATATTTATTATATATGAATAATGTATAGTAAATATAACTAATATGAACAGAGAACAATTTATTGATAAAGCGAAAAAAATACACGGTGACAAGTATGACTATTCTAAAGTAGATTATAAAGGGTGTCAAATTAAAGTGTGCATAGTTTGTCTTAAACATGGCGAATTTTGGCAAACCCCTAATAACCATTTGAATGGAAGTGGTTGTCCTAAGTGTACTAAATATAGAAATAGATATACTACTGAAGAATGGATAAATAAAGCAAAGCTGATACACGGTGACAAGTACGACTATTCAAAAGTAAATTATATCAATAGTAAGACTAAAGTTTGTATTGTATGCCTAGAACATGGTGAGTTTTGGATTAGTCCAGACAATCATTTTATTGGTCAAGGGTGTCCAAAATGTAGATATATAAAATCATCGTCAGCCATAAGAAAGAATTTAAATGATGTGATTGATGGCTTCAAGCTAATTCACGGTGACAAGTATGATTACTCAAAAGTGGCGTATAAAAACAACAAAACTAAAGTGTGTATAATTTGTCCAGAGCACGGTGAATTTTGGCAAACGCCAGATAACCATATGAAAGGAAAAGGGTGTCCACATTGTGCTCAGAGTAAACTAGAATCTAGCACTAGGGACTTTCTTGTTGAAAATGGTGTAAAGTTTGTTGAACAGAAAGGATTTGATTGGCTCAGATACAAAAATCCTATGAAGCTTGATTTTTACTTACCAGAATATAATGTTGCTATAGAATGTCAAGGTATACAACACTTTGAGTCATTTAAACATTTCGGTGGTGATGATGGTTTGAAATATAACACAGCAAAAGATATAAAGAAAGCTAGTTTGTGTTCAGATAATAATGTGAAGTTGTTATATTATTCCAATGAAAAATATGATAATTATCTTGGTAAAAAAGTATATCATAGCTTAAACAAATTATTGAAAGAAATAAAACAAAATTAAAATTATGATTTTTTACGTTAAGCGGTGAAGATAAGCTTGTTAAAGATTGACTTGACAAGGTTGAATAACGCAAATCTGAGGGGCTTTTAATAAGTCTCTCAGATTTTTGGAAAATTTATCTTAAAAAATTTGGATATTTCAATTTTTTTTCATATCTTTGCGAAAAGTATAAAATAACGTTTTTAAATTAACAAAATTTTATGGAATTACAAAAAAATCAAATTGTAAAGTTGCGTAATGGTAATTTTGGTGCAGTAGCAGCATTTAATGATAAGGCGTTTCAAATTATCTTTACAGCGTTTACTTCTCCATTGAGGAGATATGACGAGAACTTGAAAGCAAAAAACAACAACTATGACATCGTTGAAGTATATGATGGTTCAACAGTTGAGAATGTTACAGATGTATTCAAGAAGTCATTCAATGCAGACGGACTCAAACTTATTTGGAAAGAAGCTTAATTTAGATGATTGAACCTATTAAGTACGAGCCAACTGAACAAGATTGGATTCATGTTGGCGAAATTAGAGATTTTCTAAACTCAGAGGATATCCCCTTTGAGGAAGATAAAGACGTTTTTGGGCTGTTCTATGTCAATAATAGAACAACCCAATTGCGCTATGTGGATTCCTTCTTCCATCAAATGGATAATACCAAACGATTTGGAGAAACACATAAGGGAATACCACATAACTATTTCATAGATATTTCACATGAGAACTATGATAATGGTGTTAGAACCATTTGGATCTTCGACTTTGAGATGACTATGGAAGTTCCAGAGTTTACATACGAGGGCGAACTTAAAAAGAACTACCGTAGACAATGGGAAGTCATTAAGAATACCATTAGAACAGCTTGTGGTAGAATTCATTATAGATTCTATGCAAGAGATTGTGAAGTAAGGGAAATAAGCAATAGTGAAGCAAGACCATTCTTGCAACACAATTGCTTTTATGGCTACCGTTCTGCAACAAAGACACTTGGTTTATTCTTGAAGAAAGATAAGAATGGTCTTAAAAAGGGTACTCTCTTGTTTTTGTACAGTTTCGGAATGAATTTCTACGGTAACAAGAAGCATCAAGAAGACCCAAAAGTTGAGGTTATTCGTGCAAGCACAAAGATTGAATGCCAAGTCATCGGTGGTATAAGCAAATGTATCAAGCATTTCTGTGAGAACAATCCAACATTAATAGTTGGTGGTAGAGAAGTTAATGTTGACCACATAGTGTTCTATGTGGACGCTAGCCATAATGATTCGAGAGGAATGACCAACTCAAACAGTTCATTTAAATTTGTTAGCTGGGACGGATGTGGCTTTGTTAATATGTTCACAGAAGACTTCGATGATGGTCAAGGTCTTAAAGGAAAAAAGAATGAGGTGTTCATGCGTAGACCAATGTATCATAAGCAGATTATGAAAGCCATTGGTGATAAGAAAATAATTTCCATAGCTAATGCAGGAACCATTGTCTTTGAAATGTCTCGCAAGGAGTTTGTTGAGGGGTTAGCAAAGGGCACAGCAAGTGTGGGAGATATGCATATTTAGTTTGTAATGGGTAGTTAACAAATGATATAGTAATAGAACGTTTAAAAAAAGTACATGATGAGATAATTTTTCGTGACAAACTCAAGAAGCAGTTATGCGAGGAGCATGGTATTGAGGTAATATATTTCACTCATGAGAAGGTTGAAGAGCCTTATTTAGGTAAGGTATTTACAGATATTAATGACTTATTAGAATATATAAGAATAAAGGGAAAATAATATGGCTGAAAGGAAAGATTATTACAAGATTCTTGGTGTCAAGAAGGATGCTAGTGACGAAGAGATTAAGAAGGCGTATCGAAAGATTGCATTGGATGCACATCCAGATAAACAGCAAGGAAAGTCCGAAGCTGAAAAGAAGAAGGCAGAGGAAAGGTTCAAAGAAGCTTCAGAAGCATATGAGACGTTAAAAGACCCTGATAAGCGTAAGGAATATGACAATCCAAAGTCCACGTTTGAGTTCCATTCTTCAGGACCTAATTTTGGCGGGATGAATATGGATGACATATTGCGTCATTTTGGCATGGGTGGTTTTGGTTTCAATTCTCAGCCACAGCAGCCTCAGAGGGGGAGCAGCATTAGAATTAAGGTGGAATTGACTCTTGAGGAGGTATTAAATGGTTGCACCAAGAAGATTAAGATAAAGAGGAATGAGCCTTGTAAGCATTGTAATGGAAGTGGTATGACCACCAACAGTCGTAAGAAGACTTGTAAGACTTGTGGCGGTACTGGAATGGCATTTTCTCAGCATGGTTTTATGTCCATGCAGCAAACTTGCCCAACTTGTGGTGGTAAGGGTTATGTAATTGAGAATCCTTGTCCTCATTGCAATGGTTATGGTGTTGTTCAAAATTCAAATTCTGAGGTCCAGTTTACGATACCTAGGGGTGTTGAAAATGGTATGCAGATAGAATATAGTGGACTTGGTAATGCAGCTCCTCATGGAAAAGGACAGAATGGCAGTTTAATTGTTGTTATTGAATTTAAGGAACACCCAATATTTGAGGTTCAAGGTAGAGATTTGGTATGTAACTTAGAGGTTTCAGCGATAGATGCAATATTGGGTTGTGAGGTTGAGGTTGGCACTTTAAGTGGTAAGACCATCAAGACCAAGATTCCTCAAGGAACTAATAGTGGGCAGATATTTAGATTCAAGGGTTATGGTTTACCAAGATATGGTACAAGCATTGGTAATGCTGGAAATATGATTGGTATTGTAAATATCATTACACCAAAGAATCTTAATGACACTGAGCGAGAGTTGTTGAAGCAGCTTAAGCAGCAAGAACATTTCAAATAATGATTAATGTAATAAAAGATGTAGATTTATATGACCATTTTAGTGAATATGATGTCACATTAGTTGGTACTAATTTGTACCATAGTATGGGGCAAGGTATTCAACTGAAAGTAATGCTTAATTATCCGTATGTTTATAATAAAAATCTTGAAACTAAATATGGAGATTCCAACAAATTGGGGACTGTGTTGGAATGTACTTCAGATAATGAACCAACATTCTGCTTGTGCTTCATAGTGAAGGGTAATTTTAGACCAGATTTACAAAAAGACTATCTTTCATATGAATCTCTTGAAAAATGTTTGAAACTTGTTAATATTTTATATAAAGGCAAGAGAGTTGCTTGTACATTACTAGGGGCAAGTAGATTTGACGGTAATGGAGATAGGGATAAAATTCTAGAGATATTCAACAATTGTATAACTGACCTTGATTTAACCATATATGACTATTTTCAGAAATCTAGAGATGAAGAATTGATTGAAATATATATTAAGGAACAAGAAGTTAAGAAAGTTGATAGAGAGGCATATCGTGAGATGGTTAAGAAAAGACGTGCTGAAGCAGAAGAAAGATTTAAGAAGAATGGGCATAGAAGATACTAAAATAAGAATAAAAAGAAATAATTTATGGCAATTTTACATTTAAACCTAACAGAAGACCATTTGAAATTGGTCAGATTTTTAAACATTGAGGACAAGGATGATGATGTTCTCACCATTAACAAGAATGTAATGCTGACAATGCAGACGCATATTCTTGATGATGTAGCAATGATTCTTGGATTAAAGGACAAGGCAATTAAGGGTACTGAGGAAGATGCAGATGGGGCAGCATATCCAGATGATGTGGAAAAATACATGTTGGACACCTATCATTATGTGTCTGATAATATGTATCTAATTGAAACTTTGCTGCATCAGAAGGTGTTTGAAGGTGTGAAGCCAACAAAGTACAAGGCAAAGGACAGCGATATGGTTTGGGAAGAAGAGGTATGAGTAAACGTTTAAGGAAATTTAAGAAAAATAATTTGGCTGAATCAGAAGATTTCAGTATATTTACAACTGATAATGATGAAGAACCATCAGCATTAGCAATAGATAATGGCAAGCCTATTCCTACATTAAAGGGTAAGTCTGCCATTAGATTCTTGGAAAATGCGATGAAGACTGAAGAAGAGGCTGAAAAGATGAGGAATCAAGAGCCTCCTCTTGAACAATTAAAAACGGAATTGTCTTATGCGAAGTTAGTCCTTAGTATGGAAAAGGACAGCATTGTTATGCGAGAAAAACAAATTGAAAAGTTAGAAAAGAAAATAAAAGATTTAGAAAGCAAGAATGGCAAAACAGAAGAAAGATGATTTCTCTTCAAAGTTCAGAGTGAACGATGAAATTCGATTCAATGGAAATGTTAGAATCGTTGGTAATGACATTGAAAGCAAGATTGTACCAATGTCAGAGGCAAGAAAAATTGCTGAAAGTATTGATTTAGACTTGGTGGAGATTCAAGGCAAACTTGATACCCCTATCATCCGTATCTGCAATTATGAAAAAATGATTTATGAACTTAAGAAGTCTGCAAAGAAAAACAAGCAAGTTGCCAAACCATTAAAGGAAATCCAACTTAGTGTGAATATTGCTAAACACGATTTGGAGACAAAGGCAAATAGTGCTAGAAAGTTCCTTGAGGATGGAAGTAAGGTAAGAGTCATTCTTTCCATGAAAGGAAGAGAACTCTCTAGAAGGGAGGAAAATAAGAAATCAATTCTTGAGTTTATTGTGTTGTTAGAAGACGTTGCTGTTCCAGAAGCAGCGCCAAGGGATGATGGCAATAAGACAAGCGTTATTTTGAAAAAGAAAAACAATGTTAAACAATAAAATCAATAAAAATTTTTAATGGGACTTGTAATTAATCTTAAAGCAGAGACTGGTCTTGTAGACCGCTCAGAAAACACCACTCGTTTCTATAATGATATTAAGGATTTTCCTACATTCACAAGGGAAGAAGAAGTCGCATGGTTCAATCAGCTTCATCACGGAACGAAGGAAGAGAGAGAATTTGCAAAGGAATATATCATGATATGTAATCAGCGCATGGTAGTAGCAGCAGCCAAGAAATGGGCAACAACTGATACACTGATGGATTATGTGAATGAGGCAAATTTTGGCTTAAATGAAGCAATTGATAGTTTTGACATAACAGTTGGTACTAAGTTTGCTAGTTATGCAATGTGGTACATTTTACGTGCAATCAATAACTATAACAATGGAGACAATCAATTGGTACGAAAGACAAACCTTTCAAAGACATTCCATGTTATTTCAAAGGCAACAAATGACTTTTTGCAAGAGTTTGAAAGAACTCCAACCCCAGAAGAACTCCTTGAGATTGTCAACACAAAGTATAAGAAGGACATCAATGATAAAACTGACTTGATTGCTACTCATTATGCAAGTATTGACTTGGGCGAAGCAAATGATGACGAAAATTATCAAGGAAGCGATATGGCTGATTATAACCGTGTGAGTGCTTCACATAATGAATATATCAATAAGGAAAACGATGAATTCAATAAGCAGTTGGTATCTTCATTATTGTATAAACTTTCACCTAGGAAGAAAGAAATCATTAAGATGCGTTTTGGTCTCTATGATGACAATGGTCTCAAAAGAGAATACGAACGAGAGGAAATTGGGGTAAAACTTGGACTAACAGCAGAAAGAGTTAGACAACTTGAGGGAGAAGCATTGGACGAAATGAAAAAAGAATATATATCTAGAATTGGTAAACTAATTTGACAAAAAAGAGGAGCTTAAAAACTCCTCTTTTGTTTTTTCTATTCTACAGCGATTTGTCCAGCTGAAATCATCTTGTCAATCTTTGCTGCAATCTTCTTCGACATTGGTCTTTCACCATTCAAAATCTTTCTTAACTGAGATTGAGCACCTTCCTCCGTATGGTCTGGAAATAACTCTCTAGCAATGGCTGCAATATTGGTCTTCTCCATATCAACCTTGCTACTGATTGTTGATGCATCACCCTTGGAAATCTTCTTATTCTTTATCTGATAATCATCATAATCATAATATTCTTTACCACCACCCTTCTTCTTACGAAGTTTCATGGTTGGACCTTTCTTCTTCTTTTTCTTATGCCTATGAAGATAATTTTTGATTAAATCACCAACGCCATCATCATGTTTCTTCTCTCCAAAGAAATCCTCATTTAACGCCCTTTTTATCTCTTCACTAATAATAATATCAATCTTATTCATAATAATTTGTTAATTACTACTATAAATATCATTTTTATTGAAAAAAAGTGTTAATAAATTTGGTTATTCCAATTTTTTTTTATATATTTGCAAAAATAATTAATGTTTAATACAAAAAAAACAAGAGAAGATGAACACAAAGGCAAACGCATTTATCAACGCAGCAAACTTTAAGTCAACAACACTGACAGAAAACGGGGCAACAACACTAATTTCTAGTGGGTCTGCAATCGTAGACCAATTCGGTAAGGCTGGAAACTTTCGTGGTCGTGCCATTGGAGAGGTGTTTGCTGAACAAGCAAATATTTGGAATGAGAATGCAGAGGCAGCTCTTCGTTTCCCATTCTACCTTCGTATGGTTACTCGTAAGGTCAAGGTGAATGCTGACAACGAGACTGATAAGGTTCAGAATGGACAAGGTGCTCGTGACGAGTCATTCAAGAGATTGCTTTGGGTTGCATTGGAGCATCCAGAGGCGTTCTATAACAACATTTGGGCATTGCCACTTGTTGGCTCTTGGAAGGACTTGTGGACAATTATGTTCTACGATATCAAGGAGAATACCAATTGTATTAACCAAAAGGCTCTCTTTGAGGTAATCGCACAAGGTCTACTTTGCGACACCCATGTTGACTTGATTAAGAAGTACATGCCTCGTATTAAGTCTCAGAGCAAGTGCAATACTGATTGGACAAAGATTACCAATGACCTCGCAAAGGCATTCGCTAGTCAAATGGGTATCTCCTACAAGGAGTACAATAAGATGAAGGCTAGCGGTAAGGCTCACGATTTCCAGAAGCTTATCTGCTCAAGGAACTATAAGGACTTGAATTGGAATCACATTCCAGGACGTGCTCTTAACCTTCTTGTGTCAAGCAAGTTCCTTTCAAACCACGATTTGAGAGAGAACTATACAGAGTGGATATTGCAGCAGCCAGTTGCTAAGTTCACTGGCTATGTCTTTGAACTTGCAAAGCGCCTACGTGAGGCTCGTGGTAGTAGGTATGGTTACTATCGTGGTGGCAATGCAAATATTCCCATAGAGTTGAAGCACACTCTTGATGCACAGTTCAAGGGTCTTGTTGATAAGGCTCGTGATGGTGGTAAGATTACAGAGAATGTATGGTGCTGTCTTGATACTAGCGGTTCAATGAACCAAGCTGTTAGAGGATTGAAGGACATCTATTGTTCTGATATTGCATCATCGCTTGCATTGTTCTTCGCTGACCTTAATACTGGTCCTTTCCATAATAAGGTTATTATGTTCGACAATGTGTCAACACCTCACGATATGGTTGGCGAGTCATTCTGTGATAGAATTATGAACCTTCCTAGCGTAGGCTGCGGTGGAACTAATTTCCAATCAGCAGTTGATGAAATCATCAAGATTAGAAAGGCACATCCAGAAATTCCATTGGAGCAGTATCCAAAGACCATACTGGTTGTATCCGATATGGAGTTTAACCCGTCTAATCGTAGTTGGTATGGTGGCAACTATCGCCAAACTGAAACAAACTTCGAGTACTCAAAGAGGGCGTTGAAGACTGTATTCCCAAGTGAGTTTGTGGACAATATGAAATTCATTTGGTGGGATTGTGTTGCAAGACACGGTGTAACCCACTTTGAGGGTACTGCCTTCGAGAGTGGATGTACGTTCCTTTCGGGATTTGACGGAAGCATTATAACAACCCTATGTGGAGAAGAGTCGAAGGTTATTGATGAGGTAACTGGAAAGGTACGTAATCTTACCGCAGAGGAACTTGTAGCCAAGGCACTTAACCAAGAAATTCTGTCTTACATTAAGTTGTAAGCGAATAGATAGTTTTTCATACTTTTACTGATGACCGTTGACGAAAGTCGATGGTCATTTTTCTTAAATATCGTTAAAGAATTTTGTTATTTTGAATATTTTTTATATATTTGCAAAAGTAGAAATATAATAATAGTAATATGTTTTTTAACTTTTTCAAAAAGAAAAAAAATAAGAGTAAGAAAAGATGTAAGTTTACCTCTTCATCATATAAAACAAGTTCCATTGGTGTTAAACAAATGGAAGCAATTGCTAATACTGTTATTAGCAAGAAAAGACTATTCGTATTTACAGAAAGTATGTAAAACAAAAATATAACTAAAAAATGATTGATTCTAAGAAATTAATTGAAGAACTAAAGGAAAGAGGACTGATGTCTAGTGTCAGTGGTGATTTGTATGAGGTTTTTAGTAAGCCAACTACATTCTATGTTGGTACAGATCCTACAGGAGATTCACTTCATGTTGGACACTTATTGGCGTTTACTACTGCTAAGTTATTGCAGAAATACGGTCATCGTCCAATTGTATTGGTAGGCGGTTTTACTGCTAAAATTGGTGACCCGTCATTCCGTGACACTTCTCGTCCATTGATTACTGATGAACAAGTTCTTCACAATTCAGAGTGTATTAAGGCACAAGTAAGCAAATTAATTGATTTCAACAGCAATGCTGAGAATAAAGCCATTATGTTGAATAATGATGAGTGGATGGGTAAGATGAATCTTTCTGACTACATGAAGGATGTCGCTAAACTTACTACTGTCAATTATATGATGGCGAAGGAGTCAGTAAAGAAACGTCTTAATCGTGAGGGTGAAGGAATATCACTTTGTGAATTCCTTTATATGACAGCCCAAGGTTATGATTTCTTGCATTTGTATAAGGAATATGGGTGCAGATGTGAAATTGGCGGACAAGATCAGTATGGTAACTGTACTATTGGTTTGGAATTTATTCGTAAAGCTCTTGGAAAGACTGATGCTTGTGCGTTGACTTGGCCATTGGTTACTCGTGCAGATGGCACTAAATTTGGTAAGAGTTCAAATGGCAAAAACATTTGGCTTAGTGCTGAAAAAACAAGTCCTTATGAATTTTTCCAATTTTGGTTGAACCAATCTGACGAAGATTCTGAGGCATTCATTAAGAAATTTACTCTCATTCCACTTGATGAGATTAACGCAATGATTGAGAAGCATCGTGAGAACCCATCAGCACGTTATTTGCAGAAGGAGTTGGCAAAGTATATGACTTGTCTTGTACACTCTGAGGAAGAGTACAACAAGGCAATTGAAGCTACTGAAATTCTCTTTGGTAAAGGAACTACCGAGCAGTTGGCAACAATCGATGAGAGTGCTCTTCTTGCAGCTATGGATGGTGTTGCAAAGGTTGAGGTATCAAAGGATTCCTTTGTTAGCGGTGTGTCTGTGGTTGACCTTGCTGCAATGCACGATAAGGTGTCTTCAAAGTCTGAGGCTCGTAAGTTGATTAAGAGCAATGGTTTCTCCATCAATAAGATTAAGCCTACAAGTGAGAAGGAAACTGTTACAACACCTTATCTGATTCAAGGTAAGTATCTGTTGCTAACCAAGGGTAAGAAAGACCATACGCTAGTAATTGCGAAATAGTTAACTAATATTAAAAAAGTGGGATAAATTTGGTTATCTCACTTTTTTTTGGTATATTTGCAAAAAAGTAAATAGAATATGGGTGGATTTATATTTTTATGTGGTTTTGTTCTAATGATTCTTGCTGGTATGCTTTTGGGAGAAATGCAAGAAAAAGAAGAGGAAAAGGAAACTGAAAAAAGACGCATTGAAGGTATTAAGAACATGGTTACTTCAGCATTTGATGACATTCTTGAAGATGCAAAGAGATTTGGTGACATATATTATGTGTCCTTAAATGATTTTGTCAAGAAGATGCTCAAGCTAACAAGTTCGATTGTTAAAACAGACTTAAAGGCATATGATATATATAATGTTAAATTGCTTTATGATGACCCAAGAAGTCCGCATCTTGGAAGGATTGTAATTGACAAGGATTTAACACCTAGATTTATGTCTAGTGCTCCATCGTTGGATAGAGAGCAAGCTGATATAGAATTAAGTGCAGCATTGAATGTGGTTGAAGTTGAAGAGTTTGCGAGGAAATGTAGAGACATTAAGTTAGGTGTAGATATTGAAGCATATAGAAAAGAAAAAGTAAGAAAATTGATAAATGGCAAGTAAAGTATTTGGTGATTTAAAGGGTGTAATAGTTTCTCCCAAAGGGTCTACTTCACTTTCAAATTACATTAATAGATATTCAAATGTTAATGATTTCAAGATAAATCATTTGGGAGACCCAATATTCATTGTTGACATAGAAAATGAGACAATTAAAACTTATCTTGTTAAAATTATTAAGTGGAGTTATGATGATTATCTTACGCTTAAATGCTGCGAAAAGGGGCAACACAGAGAATATATTCCAACAAGCGCTGAGGTAGGTAATTATACCAAACCATTTGAAGATTTTATAGTTGTTACTGTTAAAGGTAATAAGTCATCTCAAGGTCTTGTGTCAACAACGCTTGGTGGAGCGATTAAAATATTGGATGTCTACAAGAAAAAGGGGTGTTTTGCTGCATTGAATGACGGTGATTGCCTATATGTGGTGAATAAAGATAAAATGGCACTTGACACATTAAAGATATTAAGAATCTCATACAATGTAGACAGTGGAATTTATAATTTCCGTTGCGATGATGATACTAGAATTGAGTTGAAACGCTCGTACTATGAATATAAGGTCTCAGCTTATAATGATGAATATTTCAGATTCCTTAAAAAAGGAAATTGGGTAAGTGCGTATGGTTACGTTGTCTTTGTAACAAAGGAAGAAGCTGAATCTTATTTGAAAGAAGTCATTGAGAAGGATAAAAAGAAGAATACCCTTCCAAAAAAAGGCACTGAAACCAAGTTAAATGATAGCATGGGCAATCCAATCCATATTGGTGATACCGTAGCATACATTAATGGTAGTGGATTTAGCATAAAGATTTCAACTGCAAAGGTCATCAATAACACAAAGAAAATGGTTGTTATATTTGATGCTGAAAGCAAAGAAGCTCTTATCCAACAAAGAGATGAGTATAATCAGAGAAGAATCAAAATGGGTCAAAAACCTTATGAATATGATACAAGTAAATGGGGAATAAAAAACATAGGAACAAATAAAGTATTAGTAATTAAAAAATAAAAACTATGATTGAAACAATGGTGGAAAAGAACTTTTATTGGATTTTTAATAAGGAATTCGAAAATGGATAAGATTGAAGAATTAACAGCAAAGCTTAAAAAAAAGGATGCTGAATTAGGAAAGCTTCAAAAAGAAGTAAGTATAACTAGAAGAGAACTTTATGAAGCAGTAAAAGAGAAGATTCTTAAAAAGTTTAAACTTGGTGATTACATAACTTGTACATCTAAGCTTGGTAAATGCATTTTTAAACTTAGAAAAATCAATGAAATTAATGGGCATGCATATGCTGATGGTGATTTCTATAGAGGTGAAGGTGTTGTGAAAGACATAAAAGACTGTGAAATACAAGTATGCACTGCTTTTGATGTATTAGAAACTGGGGAACTGTCCTCAAGTGATGAAATTAGACTATTAAAAAATAAAAAATTAAGATTTTACTTTTAAAGAAATATAATCAAAAATAATTCTTTTTTATGTTTTTTTGTGACTAAGGAGATATTTATATAAAAATGTAAATATTATGCCTAAAAAAATAACAACAAAAGATTTTATAGAAAAAGCTAAAGAAGTACATGGTGATAAGTATGATTATTCAAAAGTAGAATACACCAATAACAGAACTAAAGTATGCATAATCTGTCCTACGCATGGCGAATTTTGGCAAACACCAGCCAATCATATTCATAAAACCAATCATAGGGGTTGTCCAAAATGTAATGGAGGAGTTCTATTGACTTCCGAAGAATTTATAAGTAAGGCTAAAGAAATACATGGCGATAAATATGACTATTCTAAGGTAGAATATGTGAATGCTAATACTAAAGTATGCATAATCTGTCCTACGCATGGCGAATTTTGGCAAACACCAGCCAATCATATTCATAAAACCAATCATAGGGGTTGTCCAAAATGTAATGGAGGAGTGCCATTAACAATGCATGAATTTTTAAATAGAGCCAAAGAAACGCATGGTGATAAGTATGATTATTCTAAAGTTGATTTAGAACATCGTGACGAAAAGGGAAGAGTTTGTATTATCTGCCCAAAGCATGGCGAATTCTGGCAACACCCATCAAGGCACATAAATGGCGCAAAATGCGCATATTGTGCAAATGTTGGAAAATTAAGTACAAAAGATTTTATAGAAAAAGCTAAAGAAGTACATGGTGATAAGTATGATTATTCAAAATCAAAATACACAATACAAGCTAATTTAATTACAATAACATGTCCTATTCATGGTGATTTTGAGCAAACAGCGAATTCTCATTTGTGTGGCGCTGGGTGTCCTCATTGTAGAATGTCTCATTTGGAATTAGCGATAAAAAAATTATTTGATGATAATAATATAGAGTATATTCATGTTGCGTCTAAAAAAGATTTAGAATGGTTAGGAAAATTTAGTTTAGATTTTTATTTGCCAAAATATAAAGTAGCAATTGAATGTCAAGGAATACAACATTTTAAAAAAGTTTCTCATTTTGAAAAGGGAAAATATGGCTTTAAATATGTTATTAAAAATGATAAAATTAAGAATGTATTATGTAAAAAAAATGGTATAAAATTGTTATATTATAGTGATTTGGGTATAGATTATCCATATTTTGTTTTTGAAGATAAAAAAGAAATGTTAAACGAAATTTTAAATTGTTATGGTTGAGACTTATAGAACAAGCCCTCTTGATTATAAGAAGGTTCTTGATAACATTGTTAATGGCGTTGCTGAATATTTGGTTAAAAATCACATTAAAACACAAGTTCTTGGAATTTCAGGAGGAATTGATTCAACTTTATGCGCAGCTATTTGTAAGATGGTATATGATAAGACGAGTATTCCACTAATTGGTGCTAGTCTTCCTTGTTCAACAAATGAGGAAGTTGAAATATCAACAGCCAAACTTGTTGGGATGGAGTTTTGTAATGATTTTAAAGAAATAAATCTACAAGAGTTATTTGTTAATGTAGAAAATGTTTTTAATTCATTTGGTTTAATTAGTACCAATGTTTCACAAGGTAATATTAAGGCTAGGCTAAGAGGTAATTTCTTACACAATTTAGCTAGTATCACTAATGGTATTGTGATTGATACCGATAATTTGACAGAATGCTTTTTGGGATTTTGGACCATTGCTGGAGGTGATGAAGGAGAATTAAATCCAATTGGCGGTTTATGGAAGCATGAGGTTTATGACCTTGCTCGTTACCTAAAGGAAAATCATTTTAAGGATTCAAAGGCTCTTGAACAGTCTATTGCATTGATTCCAACTGATGGTAATGGTGTTAAGGCTGGAGGCGATTTGGCTCAGATAGCCCCTGGAAAGACCTATGATGACGTTGACGAAATCCTACAAGCTTGGGTTGGGCTTGATTCTAGAATTAAGGAGCATGTGCTTCATAATTATTTTGATTATGGAGTATTTAAGGCACTATGTGAAAAACATGGTTATGAAACCGTAGAAGCTGTGATTATGCGTTCTGTACGTTCTGAGTTTAAACGTAAGCATCGTCCAATTGTGATTGATATACATCGTGGATTAATTTGTGATAAGAGTGGAAATATAATTGGGTAAGAGGTATGATAGATAATGAATTTGTTCAGAGTTGTATTGACAATTTCAATATGCGTATTGATATGTCAAAGAATGAGGTAAAGAAGACTGATGGTAGTTTTGACTTTGCCATTGCCAATATTCGCCAAACTGATGAGTGCATTAATGCCTTGCACCATGTAATAAGTCAAATGAAGCAAGAGGCACATGACCTTACTCAAGATGTGTATAACAAGTTCAAAAATAATGGATACGTGAGTACAATCAAGTTTTAAGATATGTTTAAAAAATCTGAGATTATTTGATAGTTTCAGATTTTTTTTCTTAAAATATTTGGAATTTAACTTTTTTTTTCATATCTTTGCATCACGAAACATAAGTGATATGACAAAGAATGATTTAAAAACTCTTTTAAAAGACAATTCATCTGAGGAGAAACACAAGTTAAATGCATCGGCATTTATCAATATTGCGTTGTTTACTGATGTTGCCTTGAAAATGGATGAAAAGACATTTGACTATTATTATGAGATTGATATAGATAGTCTAGTGAATTCAAAATTACCACAAGAGGAATATGAAGTAATCAAAAACCAAGGATGGAGTGTTAAAGGAGAAAAACTAATTTTATATATAATCTAATTTTTTAACTAAACCTTAATTAATCATGGTAAATGTGAACTTTATCGGCAGATTAGGAGCAGATGCCGAATTGAAAACTGGTAAGAATGGAAAACAGTTTGTGTCAATGAGAGTTGCCACAGACGAGTTTAAGAATGGCGAGAAGAGCACTGCATGGCTTAATGTTACTTGGGTTAACGACAGAGGCATTAAGATGCAAGAGTACTTGAAAAAGGGTAGTGCTGTTAGTGTGATGGGTTCAGAGACTGTTAGTACCTATCAGAGCAAGAATGGCGAAACAATGGTTTCAAGAGATATTCTCGCTGACAGAATTGAATTTGTAAATCTTGGAAAGTCTGGTGATACTGCATCAAATGATGCAACCACAGACACAGGAAAGTTCCAACCTAAGACAGATGAAGCTGAGATGGCAGCAGCAACAACTGCTACTAATGATGCAGATGACCTACCATTCTAAAGAAATTATCGCCAATCTAATCGGTTGGTGATTTTTTTTATTTTATTAACATTGAAAATTTGGGAATTAAAAAACTTTTTTATATCTTTGCATAAAGTTGAGAAAATATTTAATAACTTTAAAATAGAATAAAAATGGCAGAAAAAACAAAAGCAACAGTTGTAGAAGCTGAAGTAACGGAAGTCAAGAAGCCTAGAAAGAGGGCTGCAAACGCCACAAAGCGTAAGTCACCTACTCGCACAAGACGTGCTGTAGAAGAGATTTCAGCCGAAGCAGAGGCTGAACTCACTAGTGGTGCTGTAATGAAGCGTGTAGAGGACACTGGAGAGATTAATACATCGAATCTCACTCCAGCACGTAAGGCTTATTATAAGGAGATTGCAGCAGTCTTAAATGAGAATGACATAACTAGTATCTCAAGTTATGGCTCTGACCTTCAGAAAGCAATGGATAGTTATTCAAGTGACTTCCTTAAGCAGTCATTTGATTCTAAGGCTGGTATTGAGTCAGCAGAACTCATTTCTAATCTATTGGGAGAGTTGCACGAGGTTAATATTGATGACCTTGAAGCACCTAGTGGAATCAAGAAGTTCTTGAGGAGAATTCCTGGACTTAAGAAACTTGTTGTTTCTGTTGAGCAGATTAAGGCAAAGTATAATACCATTGAGAAGAATATTGATGGTATTGTTAAGAAACTTGAGGCAACTCGTCAGATTGCAATTCGTGATAATAACCTATTGCAAAAGCAGTTTGAAAACAACTGCGACTATGTTGACCAACTTGAAGACCTTATCGTTGCTGGTAAGATGAAGTCAGAAGAACTTGAGAAACTCATTGAGGATATGAAAGTTCGAGCTGGAGAATATGAGGATTATCAGATTAGTGACATTGAGGAATATAAGAATTCACTTGATAAACGTTTGAGTGACCTTGTTGCACTTCGTTATGCATTTAAGCAGTCACTTACTCAGATTCGTATTATTCAGCGCACGAACATCTTGCATGCTAATAACACAGAGTCTCAGATTGCTATGACAATTCCTCTTTGGAAGAATCAGCTTTCACTTGCTGTTGCATTGTTCGACCAAAAGCAAGCCATCGAGGTTGGTACTAAGGTTACTGACACAACCAATGAGTTGATGCGTAAGAATGCTGAAATGATGAAGACTCAAGCCATTGAGGTTGCAAAACAGAGTCAGCGCATGGTGATTGATGTTGAGACCCTTCGTCTATCTACACAGAAGCTTGTAGAGACCGTAGAAGGTGTTCAGAAGGCACAGAAGGAAGGCGCTGAGAAGAGACGTGCAGCCGAGGCTGAAATCGCAAAGCTTGAGAAGGAAATGCGTATGAAGGCTATTGGTGTTGCAGAATCAACACAGCGAGTAATCGCTAGTGAACTTCAAGGCAAAAAGCTTATTGAGTAATAATGGGAAAGGTAACACCTCCTAATATTCCAAGACCAAAGTCCCAAGTGAGGAAAGTCCCTCACTTGGAATTTTCACATGTTATTACTGATAATGAAGGGAATATCATTATCAAAGAGGATAACGCAAATAATATTAACTTTAAATTAGATTTCACCCCTATGAGGAATAAACCAAGTGTTGCACAAGCAATATTCGAAAGTATTGCAGACATGGTTAATGCTGATTATAACTCTGCAACAAAAGTGACAAGACATAATCCAACATATCGAACAGATAATAGAAAGGTTGAGAACCGTTTCACACTTCCAAAGGAAATGTTTGAGGCGGTTGACTTTAGTGATATGGGGGTAATCGAAGAGTCAAAGGACTCAATGCCAAATTTCATTGTTGGCGAAAATTATGCACTAAGGGGAGTATCTTGTGAGGGGTTTGAAATGCCAGAAAAGGTGTATAAACTTGTGGCATTACACGATGAATTTGATGGCATCGCTCTCAATTCATTGATTGTCAAACAAATTAGTGGAGACCAAGATAAGATATTTACCTTGTCCAAAAACGATTGTGACCATATTGGCATCGAATATGAAAAGGGGCTACAGTTGTTTCCAAAACACCTTAATTGGAAAAGGGTAAAGGAAATCGTTCCATTCAATAAGGCTGACTTAGGTACATCTCCATTAAGTGATGTTGATAATACCATTAGATATATTCTATTGAGACTTGATGGATTCAAGGACTATGAAAATGGTTTTGTGGTAACTCCTAGTGGCAGACTTATTAAGGAAGATAGATTTGCACAAACATTAAGGATTATCAGTAATGAACCAATCGTCTACTATAGAGACGAAAGAGGACAGCAGTTTGCAAAGCCAGAAAGAACACCATTAAACATTAAATTGGTATATCCAAAGACTCTAAAATATAATCACGGTAATTTCATTTCAAATGATGATACTGTATATGTATTGATTACGTTAGCAGAGAGAACAACTCTTGAATCTTCTATTGATGGGTATAGCGGTGTTCCAAAGATGTTTCTAGAAGGATTTAACCCAAATGACCATTTCTCAATCTCTTGGGATGAATTGGGAACATATACCGTAGAGGAATATGAACTTGAAAAGGCTAAGAAAGAACAAGCTAGACTTGAAAGAATAGCTAGGGAAGAAGCTGAAACTAAGAAGCGTATTGCAGAGGAAGAAAAACGCATTAGGGAACAAAGAAGAAGAACTGAGGAAGCTGTGGCTAGAATGAAAAACTACCACATTGATGTTCCACAGTTCCCAAAATTTCCAAACTTTAATATGGAAAACGGACTTAGTTCACTTAACTTATATATGGATGGACTAGACATCTATTTCGATTCTCTAGATACTTCTCTAAGTAAACTGTCAAAAGACCTATCACAAATGTCAAGAGAAATTGGAATAAATATTGATAAAAGAATATCTAAAAATTTAAGTAATTCAACGTTGTTTAATATGTTTAAATTATAAAAAATTAAAATAAATTATGAGAATAGTAAACGAACCTGAAACAATTGATGGGCTGAGGGTCATTCAAGACCCATATGAAATGGAACAAGCCTTAAAAAACGGTGAATCATTCTATCATTGGGAATTCGGGGATAGTCTATCTCCTTTAATCCGCAATCGTGAATATTGTCTAGTTCGACCTTGTGTTCCAATTGATGTTAAACGCGGTGATGCAGTTTTCTGTGTGTTGCGTGGCGAAAATGGAGAATCTTGGCCAATGGTGCATCAAGTGTGGGAAATCTCAGACGCAAGCCATACTGGAGAACTTTGGTTTAAGATTGGTAGTACTGGAACATCAATCTTTGGATGGACAAAGGAGGTTTATGGTATCGCAAAGGGTACTGACATCTTTCAAGAATTTACCAATAAATGGAGAGAAATTCTTGAAAAAGAAAGAGAAGAAAAAGAAGCTGCTGCAAGAAGTTAAAACTTTTTTTCATCGTTTTATTGATTTTTTTTTGATAATACATTATATTTATAATAAAATAGCATTAATAATATTATGATTACATTTAACCTACATATAGAACAGCCACGTGAGCTTGGGTATGAATATCCAAGCCATAGAGGTATGTACATAGGTTAAGTGTAGATTTACATCATCATATTATTATAGTATATCAGACTTTTTCATGGTATTATATATAATGTATTGGGTGAACAATCTACAGAATGTTCACCCTTAAACTGTTTAATTTTGTTAAAAGTTGGCTAAAAATTTGGTTATTTCAAAAATTTTTCATATCTTTGCATCGTGAAACATATAAATGCAATAAAACATGGAAAGTAAGAATTATAAAGAGTACCAAGAACTTCTTGAAAAATGGAAGAACTTTTCGAAAGTTCATGATGCAATATCTAAGGCATATAGACTTGGGTATGATGAAGGAATAGAAATAGAGAAGTATTGCAAAGAAATGAGAAAGGCAGAAGCGATGGATATTCGCAAAATGCCAAGTGCAATATAAAATATGGCGTTATAGGCGAACTGATTAAGCCGCCACCCCCTCAAGGTGGAGATTGCGAGTTTGAGTCTCGCTAACGCTACAAAGGTCATCATTCGAGGATGATAGTTAGGTTTCGAGACGCATGGTGTACAACATGACTCACTTGGAAACGAATAGTGCCTCTATCAGAGGATAGTGTAAATCCGAATCGTAATAACGAGACTATCTATGGTGCTCTGACCTTTTTACAAATGTTGGGTTGTACGAGTGGTTTAAGTAGCAAGACTTTCAATCTTGTAAGAGTTTTACGAGACTCTTCAGGGGTTCGAATCCCCTACCCAATACAAAGCAGAAAGTACTAGGACAGTCTCAAGAACGGACAGTGCATGCAGATACGTTTAATGTGTAAAGTCATTTGAGTGAAATCTAGCAACCCTGCTATCAAATAGTGGGAACATACAGCAATGTATTTAACATCGAACTGCAAATTTGGATAAGTTAAAAATGTTCCCTTAAACTTGAGGCTTCGTATAATGGTTATTACATGAGATTCTGGTCCTCATTATGAATGTTCGATTCATTCAGCCTCAACATGGAGCTTATTAGTCCCTGAGAGTTGCCAAGCAACACTCAAACTAGGTAAGCCTTGTTGGAGAGCAAGTCTTATTAAGATGTATATCTTGATGCCGATTGGTCGAAGGTAAATGATAGATTGTATTATGTCTTTAACGACTCTAGAGATTTACTTAATTAGATACTACTCTCCTTTATTTTAATAACATACAATTATAGTTATGAATATAGAAAAGAGTTTTGATGCAGCTTTCAAAAGAATGAAAGAACGCAATTGGGAAAAGATATATGTGCTCGTGGATATTCACGATACAATCCTTAAGGCATGCTACCATAATGAGGAAACTCATGAATGGTTTCCATATGCCAAGGAAACACTTGACATCATGTCACACGCACAACAAATATCACTCATATTGTGGTCATCAACTCATAAGAATGCCATCAAGGAATATCTTGAGTTTTTCAAGAATAATGGCATAAAGTTTGATATGGTCAATATCAATTCAGAAACTGGAAATACTGACCTCTCAGACTTTACAGAAAAAACTTATTTCAATGTGGGAATAGATGATAAGTTTGGCTTTGATGCTGAAACAGATTGGAAAATAACGTATGATTACCTCGTAGAGGGAATAAGATTAGGAAAGTTTAAGTAATTTAAAATAAAGCTATATGGAAGTAATTACGAAAGAACATCTGAATGCCAAAGACCCTTGCGGTATGGGTATTTATTTAGAGTGTGATATTCCTATTTGGGAAGAGTTTGCATTAGGACTCGTTACAAGCGGAGGTATTGCTATAAACAATAACTTTAGGGGTATGAGGGCAATGTTCTGTCATACGGAAGATAACTCATTGCAAAAGGTGATTTGTATTGTCACGCAGAATCCAAAAGAGCTAGAAGTGTATCGCTCATTTGAGGATGGATTCAGACTCGATGAAGAGAAAGGACGTATTGAGAACCTTAACATAACAAGATTCGATAGAAGAGATAAAAATGTGTTTATAATTGAATTTAAATATAAGTGAGGTATATGATTACCTCGTAGAGGGAATAAGATTAGGGAAGTTTAAGTGAAATGATTAACGTAAAAGGATTAACAGAAAAATATAATAAAATGGTGGAAGAGAATAAATTCGGATTCTCAACCATACAAGCAAATGAAAGAGTGGTAAAACAATATCTAGGAAAGTATCCTCAGAAAGAAGATATAGATGAGGATATATTAATTAAAAAAATGGCATTGTATTTTCATTATATTGCATTTGATTAAATAAGCATACACAGCTCATCACTGTGGTCAATTCGAAAGGATTGTGGTTAGGAAACCTATGCTTAAAGGGAAGGTAACGTCAACTGACTGTAAATCAGTCCTGCATTAACAAATGGGCGTATTGGTCTCGCAGTAGGGGGGTTCGAATCCCTCCCTTCCCACAAAGTGCTCATTCATAGTAATATGAGTCTTTAGGCAACCTCTCTAAGAGCAGCATAAGACTATAGAGGATATAATGCAAGAATTCTAGAGTATTATCTATGGTGGCACAAATCTAGGTGTAGTTCAGTAGGTAGAATGCGGCATTTGGGATGCTGTGGTCGAAGGTTCGAGTCCTTTCATCTAGACAAAACAGGTGGAAACGGCATCATTGTTCTGCAAATATAGCCGTGTTGATATAGCAGAAGTTCGTAGGTTTGAATCCTACCCACCTGACAAAAAGGAATCTAACAGCAATTGATATAAACTTCAGACGGTTAGCTTAGTGGACTAAAGCCTTGGATTTTACCAAGAGAACGTAGGTTCGAATCCTGCACCACCTTAGTTTTAATGATTCCGTTTTTTAACATGGGCTGTCAATGTGGTAGGGAAACGCTGGTCGGTTAGGCGCACGAAGACCATACAGAACGATGGGTTCGAGTCCCATACAGTCCACGCATTGGGGGATTGTAGTCACCGCTTCGTGCAATGTAGGGAAGTCTACACAGAAGAACAGACTTGATAGGAAGTAGGCAAACAATAGTCATATAATAGTAGTACTGTAAAAATGATGACGATATGCTGAGGCAATTGATAGTAACTAGTAATGGTATCTGCTCGTAATGGCATATACTACTGTTCGTTTTTAATATGGTGATATTCGTCTAGAGGCCGATGACGCCAGATTGTGGTCCTGGTAGCGAAAGCTCACGTTGGTTCGAATCCAACATATCACCCAAATGATTAATACTGTAATTTGTTATGAAAAAGTTACGAAAAATTTCCCAAGAAAGCCCAATGCCTTTAGGCGTGAGAGTATGTCAAATACAAGGTAAAACTAATAGAAGAAGGAACAATAGATTAAATGGATAAAACAATTAAGCTAATAACCTATAATATTGATGGTTTGCCAAGTGAATTGGATTTAAATGACCTTCCTTGGATATTGAAACCAATTGCTTGGATATATAAGTTATTTAAAGGAACAACAATTATTTCAATTAATGACAATGGAAATAAGAAAGAAGATATTGAAAACATAAGCAAATATCTATCATCCTCTGAGGCAGATATTATAGGAGTTCAAGAAGACTTTAATTATCATGATGAATTAATGTCATCATTGAAAGATAATTATTCTTGTGGCAAATATACAGGAGGATTTGACCTTTCAAAGTTATTTTCAAATACAGAATGGCTAACTTATTTTCCATTGCCTAGATTTAAATGTGATGGTATTAATATCATTGCTAAGAAAAATAGAATTGATGTCATTCAAAAAACAGAAGACATTAAACGATGGAAAAAGTGCTATGGGTACTTTACGCATGCTAATGATGCATTAACTCATAAAGGATTTAGATATTATACTACCGTTATAGATAACGAAATTCCATTGGATGTGTATATGTTACACATGGATGCTGATTTTTATGATGCAGAAAAATGTCCAAATATATCTGGAGATTTGGAAGCAAGAGAATCACAGTTAAAACAATTGGTGGAATATATAGATAAAGCCAAATCATATAACCCAATTATCATATTTGGTGACACAAATACTTACGATAAGTATGAATGGGATAAAACAAACATTCAAGATAATTTGATTAATGCCATTAATAATATAAATGGATTAAATATTCAAGAAGCAATCCCAACAAATCATTCAGATTGTGATAAGTTGTTCTATGTTAATAATGATAAGTCAAAATATCAATTGTCATTGAAAGAATGTTCTTTTGATACTAATATAACATCATCAGACCATTATCCACTTATTGCAAAAATAGACATAAACGAAAAATAAAACGTCAAAAATTTGGAAATTTAAAATATTTTATATATCTTTGCAAAAGTACAAGGAAACACACAGCAAGTTAAAAAATGATATAGTATAAAATTCGGGATTTTAAGGTCGTTGGTTCAAGTCCAACTCACGCTACCAAGATTGGCGTGATAGCTAAGTGGATAGATGTTTCCGAATAATTGGCGCAGTATAACGGTAATTGGTACCCGCCCACTTTTGGGAAGTGGATTGTGCCCGTTCGAGTCGGGTCTGTGCCACAAGAAAATCACATACGAAGGAAGAGAAGGTATGTGTGACGAGATAAGAGACATTATAACAGAGTTTTTCAACAAATACCCAAACGGTAAATTAGAGTATGGATAATTGTATTTTTTGTAATATTGATAAGAGTAGAATTCTGTTTGAGACTACAGAGTGGGTTGCCGTTTACGATGGTTATCCTGTAACCCCTGGACATACGCTACTCATTCCGAAGGAGCATCACGAAACCTTCTTTGACCTACCAGATAGGCTGAGGGAATCATTGAGTTTTAGACTGAATGATGTGAAAAAGATACTGGATGATAAGTTTCATCCTACTGGTTATAACATCGGTACTAACTGTGGGGATAGTGCTGGGCAAACAGTTAAACACTGTCATATCCACATTATCCCAAGATACGATGGAGACTGTGATAATCCTCGTGGTGGTGTAAGGGGTGTTATTCCAAGCAAACAACAGTATTAAACAATTTATCATGGAATCAAATAAACAATGAAAAAGGGAAGGAAATGATGAAAGAGAAAATAGATGCTTTTATAAGTTTCTATAACTCTTTATAAAATAAATTAAATGGACTGTTCAGTAAGTTGGAATGCAGCGAAGCACTTGGAGGAACAAAGGAGAGACCCCTTTGCACATTATGGTGATTAACATAATGATGTTTCATATGTAATGTGAAGCGGCTAATCGGCAACATTGGTTCGAATCCAATACAGTCCACACAAGGATGCTTACAGCAATGGAAACTTCTGTTTCTACGTTGGTTCGATTCCAACCCTTGCCGTTTGGCAAAGTCGCTTAGTGGTTTAGCAAACAAAAAGAGCATCCGTTTTTTATAGAATTTATGGCTGAATATAAGAAAATAACAAAAAAGGATATTGATTTTCCTAGGTATTGTTTATTTTTCATAAGGAACATTCAAGATTGTATAAACAAGAATGTGATGGATGATGAAGAACCACTAGAGCTTAATGTGGAAACAACATATCCATACTGTTCAGATGCTTTTGATTTAATAGTCAAGACATTTGAACGTAAGGGTATTAATGTTAACATACCGTCATTTAAGATTAGTTATAAATTTAACGTAAAATATTATACATATAGGTGGAGACTCAGAATAGCAAAGGAGCTTGATGACCTCCCCTTCTAATAACAAATTAAAAACAAAATTAAATTAAAAAAAAATTGTTATGAAGAAATTGATTTTAATGTTGGCACTGTTTAGTGCCGTAGTGATGGGTGCGAATGCACAGATTGCAACTGAGAACAGCAAGGTTCTCGACAACATTAGCCTTGGAGCAACCGTAGGTGTAACTTCACCTCTTGACATGAATAGCGTGTTCCCAGTAAACACAACTTTCGGTCTTGTTGGTACAAAGGGTATCACTCCTTGGTTAGATGCACAGCTTGAGGTTTTGACAAGCCTTGGTGACAACCATTTTGGTGATGTAAAGACTGCCTTTAGGTCTATTAGTCTTGGCTTGAATGGTGCTTTTAACCTTCCTAACATCTTCTTGGGCTATAAGGGTACACCTCGTGCATTTGAGACATCTGCTGTACTAGGTATTGGAGCACGTCATGGTTTTGACCATAGCGGAAATGACCTTGTTGCAAAGACTGGTTTCGATTTTGCAGTTAATTTTGGTAAGACTAAGCAGCATTCAGTTGTATTGACTCCAGCAATCTATTGGGGACTTAAGAACGGCAGTGCCTTACAGTTTAACCACAACAATGCAAATCTTAGCTTGATGGTAACTTATAAGTATCACTTCAAGACCTCTAATGGTACACGTCATTTCAAGACTTATGATGTTGGTGCAATGATGAACGAGATTAATCGTTTGAATGAGGAACTTGCAAAGAAGCCAACTGAGGTTATTGTTGAGAGACACATTACGCAGCCTAATACCGCTACTGTATTCGTAAATAACACAGAATGGATTGTTACATTTGCAACCGCTAGTTCAGAACTCAGTAATGAGGCAAAGACTATTCTTAATAGCATTGGTAATGACGCAATCGTTGATGTTGTAGGTACTGCATCTGAGGATGGTACTGCTGAGTTTAATCAGAAGCTTTCTGAAGACCGTGCAAAGACCGTTGCTGAATATCTTAGCGTTAATCGTGGTGTTAGAGTTGCTAGTGCAGTAGGTAAGGGCGTAGACAAGGTACAAGGTCGTGCTGCAAAGGTTACAATGGCACAGTAAACATTAACAACATTTAGGAGAATAAGACTTAAGCTTTGGCGGTGTTAATGCGAAAAAACCGCAAGTTTGTCAGTCATCAAAATCGTCTACATTCTCCTTTGTCTTCTAGATGACTAGACAAACGGTTGCTGCGAATAGGTAAACAGCTCAAGACTAATACCAAACCAGATAAACGCTATTTAAGGCATTTATCACGAAGTTAGTTACTTGCGTCATTGGTGTTCAATGGTAGCATGAGACCCCTCCAAGGTTTAGGAGACAGTTCGAATCTGTTATGACGCTCTTTTAGAAAATAATTAGTGTTTCGACACACATTAAAGGATAATAGGAAGAGATATTAATTGACGGTGTAGCACAGTGGCTAGTGCGTTTGCTTGCCATGCAAAGGACGCCAGTTCGATTCTGGTCATCGTCTCAAAATACTTTTTAAAATAACTAAAACTAAAAACCTAATTTATGATTACAACAGCATTATTTACTGAGGCATTTTGGTATTTTGCACCAATTCTTGCTTCATTGACTGTTACGATTGCAGGAGCAATTAACGGAAAATTTAACATTACAGAAGGATTTTGGCCACAGCTTGTCGCATGGATTACAGGTTCTGCACTAACCGTAGGAGGTTATTTCCTTGGCTTGATTACATGTATTGGAGAACCAGTATGGCTAGCATTGATTTGCCTTTGTGCAGTAGTGGGACTTGCAAGTAATGGTATCTATGATATTCCTTTCATTAAGAATTTCATCGATAACTTGCCAATATTCCTACCAAAGAAAACCGAATAAAAATAAAATGGGGAACTCTTCGTAGTTCCCCTTAAAATTAAAACTTAACAATATGGAAAAATGTATGCGATGTAAACATGATTTGATTCTTGAATCAAATTTCATGTTAAGCGAAATTAATGGGGAAGAACTTTCAGAAGACGATGATGCAATGGTTACAAACGCACATTGTCCTTATTGCGGAGCAAGGTATGAACTTATTGATACACCAGAATCTGAAAAGAAGAATTATCCATATTGGAATAACAATATTTTAAACTAGTGATGTATCGGTCCTGTCTTATATACAGTCGTTAAAGCCGTAATTGGTGTATGGGGGTTCAAGTCCCCCCTTCACTACCATAAGGAAACGTACAGCAATTGATAAAAATGTTCAAAAGGGAATTGCTAACCGTAACGGTTTCGTAGGTTCGAATCCTACCCACATGACAACTTAATCATTAAACATGTGGTGGTGGAGTGGCTAAACACGGCAATTAGAATATTAAATGTTTCCGAAAATGCCCTAGTGGTGGAATTGATAGACATCCTAGAATTAGAATCTAGTGCGAAATAATAGTAGCGTGTAGGTTTGAGTCCTACCTAGGGCACACAAATTATTTTCTTAAAAAGTCTTAATAAATTTGGTTATTAAAAAATTTTTTGGTATATTTGCATTATGGGAAGGTTAATATTGTTTATGATAATATGTTTCTTACTAGGTGTCATTATTGTACTGATTGGTAAGATTAATTCCAAAGAAAAAAAGTCTCATGAATACAATAGAAAGGTATTTGATGGAGAAATTGAAAAGGAATTTAAAAAACAATAAGTTATGATTCTTAAAATTATTGCAATTGTACTTGGCATTATGATGGGATTAGGAATTTCTATATTCCTATATGAAATCAAACACGCACCAATTGTTGATGAAAAAGAACCATTCCTATGGGATGACTATGACGAGAAGAAAGATAAAACGTTGAAATAATGGTGGGGTAGCTCAATTGGACAGAGCAACAGCCTTCTAAGCTGTAGGTTGAGGGTTCGAGTCCCTCCCTCATCACAACCGCAATAAACCAAAGACGTAAATACTCGTGGAAGTCGAGCGTGTGCGCATTAACAATGGCTCACGAGGTTTAAAGCGGTATCACAAGGTGTATCTAGGAAGCCCAGTTGCGCCTAGCTGCATCAGTAGGAACGTACAGCAACATTTACTTTATTTTAAAACATTTGTATTAGATTCAGTAAATGAAAGCAAGAGAAGCGTTAAATCATATTTGCGAGGCACTTGCTTATGCTCTTAGGAGCGAATGTCGAGCCAAGACATAAAATTGGTCGTTCCTTTTTAATTTGAGTGTGTTTTTCATAATTCAAATAGAACTCTTAGCGGAAGCGTACAGCAGTTGGATTAATAATTTATGTTACTCTGAAACTAGGCAAAGGGCTAAGTACCACATGCGTTTTACTGCGAAGAATAGTAACAGTTCTCCATGTAGAGGAAAATAGTCATAATAAACCTACGCTTCCTTTCTTGCACCCATAGTTCAACTGAATAGAATAGGTGGCCACGAACCATCAGATTGGGGGTTTGAGTCCCTCTGGGTGTACAAACTTTTAAAACTATTATTGTTATGTTTATTGAAATTGACAACTCCAAGGTAATCCAAATAGTTGAGAGATGTTTGGTTATTAAGGATAAGAGATTATATAATACTGTAACCAAGGAATATGAAGCAATTGATGGTGATGGCATTACTTTTTGTTATCTCAATCAAATTGGTGAGAAGTGTTGGGCAAGTGGAGTTGTTGAAGGATATACTTGTGATAGACGAATTAAGTTAAGAGGAGTTGGTGGATTGTATGCTGTTGCGGTTGGAACAAAGAAGGTTATCAATAATCTAGCAACAATTACCGATTCAGATTGCGAAGAGGAAGTAGAAGAAGTTAATGAAGTTGATGAGGACTGGGAAGTAATTTTAAGTGCTTAATGAAAAAAAGTTGCTTAAAAATTTGGAATTCTCGAAAATTTTATATATCTTTGCATTGTAAACAAGAAAAAATAAAAAAAATTTAAAAAAATATCGAAAAAATAAAACTTTTTGAGATTAGTAATATAATTATAAGTAAAAAACAAACATTTTAAATACTATTAAATTATGAATACAACGATTAAAAATATTGCCAAGACAACATCTAGTTCATTTACTGATTGTAAATGGAGTGATACCGTTGTATTTAATTCTAACTCAAAAGTTGGAGGGCAGCTTAAGGGCTATATAGAAACGTAGTATAAAAATGTGAAAAAATGAAGGCACTTACTTCACTATATATTTCCCAAGCTGTTGAAGAACTCCA